TTGTTGTCGCTCCAGTATTGCCGATCATTGACGACATTCGAGACAGCCCACAACAGAAGCGAGCCACCAGTTTCCGCAACCAGCGTAACTTCAAATGTATGTATAAACGTCGGCCCAAAATGATCTAGCCCTCCGTCATCATAAACATAAGCATCCTCATCCATACCCTGCTCATTGACGTCGATTTTGTATGGCACAACAGTAGTATGGCTCGACGGGTCGGACTTCGTATAATCCGTGAAATCTTGCAGCGTCGCGCCTGTTCCATCGCATGTAGCTGTTAACCATAAATCCCAACCCCCCACTTCCGTTACAGCTACTGCATCCAAGTGACTTGCAGCTGTCGTCTCATTATACCCTCGTGTCATACCCGTCAAGGTATTGTTTGTCTTTCCCGTATACTTTAGCAACTCGCTGCCAATCAACACAAAACAGGGCCGAGCAGTTGTGGGCATACGAAACCTCGAAGTCGAAAGTAACGTCAACGTTGTTACAGCAGCATTGATTCCACCACTCAACTCTGAAGATCCAATAGGTTCATCCTTTGAATCGGCCCATCCATTCTTGTTTACGTCCCACCAACGGTAGATCTTAAAGTTATCGATTCTGGCATTTGCAGCAGCTTGGTCCACCCCTCCTTTTTGTGCAGTTCCGTAAATAGCAGTAATGAGTTCCGTAGTGGATCTAAAGACATACCCGTCTATGTTGTAGTTCGTGCCATCAGACTCAATGTGGCCTACGGGACAATCCGTAGGCTCCCACGCAAAGCACACGCTCGACAACAAAACAACGCTAGCAAGAATTAGTATGATAGACTTTAGACGCATTACTCGCTCCACAGTAAACTTCCGGGGTAAACTTTATCAGGCATAAGCCCACTTGCCTGCCAAACCGCAGCATAACCTTGTTTTCTCGCTACTTCTGTCGCCTTAGGGACTGCTACCGAAACAAAGGCCTTTACCTCACGAGCAAGATCTTCGTCAGTTATCTTCCACACCTTTGCTCCATATAGACCTACCCAAGCCACAGGTCGTCCATCAAAACTACTGTCCGCCCACTGGAAGGCGCGTTTTATGATACCTTCGTCCCAGTCGCGTGGAAGAACAGGCAACTGCCAAAGAGCCACACCATCAAAAGGGATGTCCTTGATCTTAGCTGCCCACAAGTCACTAACAGGTCTCCCACCCACAGCGCATACCCACACAAAGACGGAAGGATTCCCCTCTTTGGCAGACGCAACAGCTCCCTCTACGTCCTGTGCCATACCCACTAAGGTAGCATCAGCGGTATACATCGTAGGATTTGCTCTGTGCCACGCAAAAACTAGCTCCGTCGCCCCACTTTTCTCTGCAAAGTCCTTGATAGCAGGAGCATTGAACTCCGTAGGCTCATAGTCAAGAACACACACAGACTGAGGAATCAAATCCAACACACCTGCGAACTCCGCCTCCCAATCCATACCAAGTCTACGAAAGAGAAGAACAGGACGCTTACCAGCCACCAGATACGGCGTTATCTGTTCTATGGGGGAACTTGCTAAGTATTCTCCCATCCCTACATACCATTCAGGAGCAGGAAGTTCCGGATAGGTAGTTGCCTTGATATCTCTGGTTCCTAAAGACTCAATGGCAGAAGCCCAAAGGTTAGTTTCCTTAGGAGAGATCGTTAACTTTTCAATATCAACTATAGGCCGTATCTCCAACTTACGATGTGGAGTCCCTGTGCCCGGTGGGACAGGTATGACAGGAATCTCTGGCCCGCCAGAAGAGAACCAAGCTATAAGCGCAGCAAGAATAGCTGCAACAGCAACACCAGTTGTTTTTTTCGTTGTCATTTACTCAGTCCAAGAAGCAGCTGCCGCAACCTCATTTCCCAAAAATTTAATATGCTCCATAGCAGTTTGAAGCTTGTCCATCCTGGCTAACTGAGCTGGCGTTGGTTCCTCTATTGCTACGAGCTCATCAAGAACTACAACGCTTGCCTGATAAATATCCTTTAGACCAGTAAGGTACTCTATATCACTCAGAACCTTTTTTGCGTGACCTTCAGACATAACCTTTACAGTAAGAGGGTAAAGGATCTCAGCCCTAGATGGAATTGCTTGTGCTATACTTACTGCTGCATGATACCTTACATTTTTGTCTGTGAGATGCTTTGGCATAAGCTGAGGTTCAAGCATCACACGTATCTGATCAGAACTGAGGGATAATACTCTCTGTTCTTCGTATTGTGCAAGCCGTTCTTCCTGTGTGTAGAGACCGGCCTTCCAAGAATTAAAGTAGAAGTAAGTCCTATATCGATTAAGCGTATCCGTTTGTTTATATTCTTCTGCCACCAAAACCGCCTTGGCCCATTCCTCCTCTGCAGCTTCTCTATTCTTATTTTTCGCCTTGAGAATAGCACGGAAGCCTTTTAATCGTATCAGCTTGCTCGTAGCAGCACGAACATAAGGGCTCTCCTCTGCCTGAAGCACCACGATATCCGCAATGAACTCGGCTTCTAGAGCAATACGCTCATCTACATCCGCAGATCCAAACAGGCTGTTAATATTCTTTGCGTTTTCATTCCCCTTGTATCTGTCAGCTTTCGGAGGACCTTGGGACTTCCACGACGCAAAGTCACTTTTCCACTTTGGAGTCGCACAGATAGGCAGTGCCAAAAATGAAAGCAGTAAAAATATGGACAAAACTTTAGTCTTCATAATCATTCTCCTTGTAAATATCTTCGCCTCAGTTAGTAGACTTCTCAAAAGTAGAAATTTTCTCTTTAAGTCGATTTATCTCGTCGATATACGTAGAGGAATCCTGCTTCGCCTTTTCTTTTCCAAGATCGGCAAGACCCTGGAAACCTACGTAGGCAAGAACAAGACCCAAAGTCTCCTGAATAACCAAACCCCATTCCTGCGTTCCTGTAAGTCCTGCAGAAACAGCTGCTAAAATACCTCCCGCAGTAGTAATGAACTTTTTGCTCCGAAGAAGTTGACGCAGCGTGCCTCCAACGTCTACAGCGGAGCCCGTAACAATCTGTCCTGTTTTTCTTGCTATACCTGGCATATTTTCTCCTATTATGTGCGTAAAACGTGAACATACCATCTATCTGAATACTCTGCGCCCTCAACGTCATACTGGCGCACCTTCCAGAAGTATGTAGTGTTAGACTCAAGACCTGAGACTAGTCTATACTTTGCATTATACTCGCTTCGGCCCGTTGGTGTAAGTGCCCATTGGCCATAATCGTCCTGCTTCCAGCCCCAGAAGGCCGTAACTCCGCCTGTAGGAAGTGTAGCCCAGCCCGTATTATCAGCATAATCCCAATGAGCATGCGTATTAAGCGAATTTGCTGTTGCTAACATCGTTGCAAAGCGTTCGTTTTTACTCATCAGTATCTGGAAATGCACATGCGTTCCAGGATCGTCGTCTCCGGGAATAGAGAAGACAAGATCTTGGGGATTAGGAGTTGAACCAGGACCAGTAGGACCGGTTACGCCTATAGAACCTGTATCACCCTTTTCGCCCGTGTCACCTGTAGCACCTATAGGACCTGTGTCACCTTTTTCGCCTGTAGCACCTGTAGGACCAGTAGGACCTGTATCACCAGCTCCCTGAGGACCAGTCGGACCAGTGGGACCCGTAACTCCAGTAGGACCAGTAGGACCAGTAGGACCCGTGTCTCCAGTTCCTTGAGGACCAGTAGGACCGGTGGGACCCGTAACTCCTGTAACTCCTGTGGGTCCTGTATCACCAGCGCCAGCAGGACCAGTAGGACCGGTGGGACCCGTAACTCCAGTAGGACCAGTAGGACCCGTGTCTCCAGTTCCTTGAGGACCAGTAGGACCGGTGGGACCTGTTACACCTATAGGACCAGTAGGACCTGTATCACCCTTCGCGCCTTTAGCGCCTTCTGATATAGGCGTATGAACATGAGACACATTCACAGCCCCGTCATAGTAGAACGTAACTGTAACATCTGACGTTCTTGTAGTCTGCCCAAACATCTTGACAACAAGTCTATCCGTATCAAGTAGGCCTATGGGAGTTGCCTGGTTACTCTCCAGGGTATAACTTGTAGCCGCTGCACCATTTATCTCGGGAGAAGTGCAGCTAAGCAAAAGTGTCTCAGCTCCTGCCAAATTTCGCTTATACAGGTAGCATTTGATAGTAGTGGAACTAGTATCATTGTCCACAGCAAAATACGCATGAAAACGCCAAAACCCTGCTGGTATAGTCTGAATTCCAGGAGATCCTGAAGTAGTTACCCACTCATATGCAGCCCCAGAAACCTGATTGATTGGGACTTCTCCATCAGTATTCTTAAAGGTAGCTGTAGTCGTAGCCTCTATACCAGTAGGCCACACTCTTCTCCACCGCTGATAGTTAGCTATAAGTGGATCAGACGCATCGTGCCAGAATAACCCCATACCAACAGCAGCCTTTCCGGTAGGGCCAGTCTCGCCTATATGTCCAGTAGGTCCAGTTGGTCCAGTTACGCCAGTATTCCCCGTGGCTCCAGTTGGTCCAGTAACTCCAATAAGCCCAGTTGCACCCGTCGGACCAGTCACACCTTGGATTCCAGTATTCCCCGTGGCTCCAGTTGGTCCGGTTACTCCAATAAGTCCGGTGTCACCTTTTTCTCCGGTTACGCCAGTATTCCCCGTGGCTCCAGTTGGTCCGGTTACTCCAATAAGTCCGGTGTCACCTTTTTCTCCAGTAGCACCTGTAGGTCCAGTTACACCAATAAGTCCGGTGTCACCTTTTTCTCCAGTAGCTCCAGTTGGTCCTGTTACACCTTGGATTCCAGTGTCACCTGTAGCACCTGTAGGACCAGTTACTCCAATAAGTCCGGTATCACCTGTAGCACCTGTAGGACCAGTTACTCCTTGTTTACCGGTATCACCTGTGGCTCCAGTAGCACCTGTAGGACCGGTTACGCCAATAAGTCCGGTGTCACCTGTAGCACCTGTAGGACCAGTTACTCCTATAAGACCAGTCGGACCCGTCTTTCCAGTTGCACCCGTCTGACCTCGCTGACCGTAAGGACCCGCAGGACCAACAGAACCCGTCGGACCAGTAACACCTATAGGACCTGTAGGACCAGTTGTATAAGGAGGGCCTGTCCTTCCTTGGGGACCAGTAACTCCAGTAGGACCAGTTTGCCCAGCAATTCCCGTAGCACCTGTAGGACCAGTTACACCTTGAATTCCAGTGTCACCTGTAGGACCTATGGGGCCAGTTACACCAGTAGGGCCAGTAGTGTAAGGAGGACCAGTTACACCTTGAATTCCAGTGTCACCCTTTTCACCAGTAGGGCCAGTAGCTCCAGTTGGTCCAGTTACTCCGATAAGTCCGGTGTCACCTGTAGCACCTGTAGGTCCAGTTACTCCTATAAGTCCAGTTGGGCCGGTTACCATGGCACCAGTTGGTCCGGTTACTCCAATAAGTCCGGTGTCACCCGTAATGCCTACTGATCCGACTGCACCCGTAGGACCAGTGACGCCTATGGAACCCGTAAGACCTATTGATCCTGTTGGGCCCGTAGAACCAGTGCCACCTTGAGATCCGGTGTTACCAATTGCCGTAGGTTTTGCGAAGTAGGCCATATTAGATTGTCAGCTTTTTAAAACCTTGCCATAGAACATTAGACATATTCTCTTTGTGCATCCAAGCAATCCATTCCTGTCTCGCCTGAAGGCCCATTTGGAGATATGCCTCTGCTTTCGCTTTGTCATTCACGGAAATGCCACCAGCGTTGTATGGAAGATCGTTTCTCTTGTAATTGTATGCCTTAGATACCAACGCCTCGGCTACAGCACCCTTTCGCCAGTAAAACACGTTGTCCACAGGGAAACTCGCCTCTGTGAAACGCATATGCCTTCCTGGCTGTGCATTCCACTCTTCAATAACCTTTCTTCGTGCATGATAGAGGTCAGAGTCCGTAAACTCCTCATCGTTGAGAAGCTCATTGCTCGCAGTGTAGTCCATAAGCTCCTGCCGCAAGTCTGCCAACGAGAGAGAAATATCTTCTCCGTCCAGGATAAGAACTACCTGCTCCGTCTTGAATGTCTCGTTTGCATTCAAAACAACCGTGGCTCTCCCCGTAAACGTTCCTGAGGAAGCTGTGTCGGTAGTACTGAAGTTCACCCTTACCTTGTGAGACTCGCTGCCGTAGTCCTTGGAAAAATCAGCATCAACCTTGGCAATAGAACCTAGGGACATAGAAATAGTAGCAGAAGTAACGTCGATAGCCGTGCCATCATCATCATAGAAAGCCATGATCATGTAAAAGGCCTCCCCTGATACCTTGGTGACCTCTTTCTGCCCACCTTCGCCCAATGTTAGAGAGACATCTCTGCTCATATCAAGCTATCCTTTCTTCTTCCTTGTGCATACTCTTCATGAACCCCGAAGAAACCGCTGCTGAAAGCTCTGTATCGATCTCCTCACCCATCCTAGTTGGGAGCTTTTTCTTTACCTTAGCCAAACTCTGTTGAACCTGCTTCTGCTCGGAGGCATAACGCAAGAACCAGAAAATTCCGCCCAAAAGAGCAATACCCACGATAAAGCTACCCGCGAGCATCATGTAGTATGAATACATGTAGATTGCATAAGAGGCAACAAGAATGGCTACAAAGACACCACCCACGAGAGCTCCTGCCTTTCCAAAGTTCATACGCAGCCAGACAACTCCAGCAAGACCTATCACCAGCATAAGCACGAGCGGTATAAGCTTTAACACATTCATGAACGCTGATGCAGGCTTAGGCTGATTGGTATGTATTTCCAAATTGGACAAGAACGCCGCCATTGAACTATCATATTCTTCCTGATATGCCCTATAAAGCTGTGCATGACTTTTCAACTCGCACAACATAACCTTCAGGTTCTCGTCTTCGACTGAAACGCTATACCCAGGAGATCCCACAACAGCGTCATCTTCAAGAGCACTCAAGATACTGGCGATAGTGTCAAGCCTCTCCTTAGCTGCATCAATATCCGGAGGCTCCTTAGTCAACTGCATAACTACAGAAGAGGACACGAGAGCCAAAGCGTTTACTGACTGCTGAAGGTCTTTCGTGTAGATCTCCTGAGCAGCACGAAGCGGAGCAGCATCCGGAGGTAGACTGCTGGACTTCACGCTATTCCGCGTCCCTGCACATCCAGAGACTACCAGCAGCATGACTATGGCAAGAGAGGCGTATTTCATGCTGCACCTTTTGAAAGCTTGGAAAGGAACGGCCATGCCAATGAAACTCCCTTTATGAGAAAGTAGATAATACCAAGGACATAGGCAGCACCCTTGAGATAACTGTGAGCTCTAAGCTGGGCTATATCCAGAGTCCGTAAACTCTTAGCATTCTCATTCATAGTTTTAACAACGTCTGCAAGTTGATCCTTCAAGAGAGAGCTTCGCTCCTGCACTTCAATAAGCTGCCCCCTAAACTCCCCTCGTGATGCTGAAATTTCGTCCTTTATAGTGATATCAGCCTCTCGGAGCTGTTCCACGTAGTTCTCCAGCCTTACCACGGTACATTTACAGTGGTCAGACATACCACGAGTGAGACGATCTACGAGAGCTATAATCGCCGTAAGATCATATTTGGGAGATTCCATACTAATTTTATCCTCTGTCATGTGGGTTCTGAATCCAAAAAGGAAGGGTCTAATGGCACACCACGAACAGGGCGAACTTCCAAAGGGACAAGCTGAGGCTTCCCATTCTCATCACGACGCAAACAGCCCTGGAGAGCGTTTAGCATTTCCTTTCTTTCCACTGCCCAGCAAAGACTATCAGCTAACCAATCTTCATCTGTGTAATGCTTGATGATAACATCGTCAGCCCCCGCATGAATATACTCTATGGCTTTTTTGGTAGAAACCGACGTGGCAAGAACAACAATAGGATTAGAGACCATATTACGAAGAAAGACAATCTCATCCTCGTGGAGTGGGTTCTCTATGTTAGTGTCAAAGACAATAAGGTCATAAGTCTTGTCTTTGAGTTCCTCTTTAGCCGCTTCTGTTGAAGGAACAGACGTAACGATAAAGGTCATGTATTGATAGTAAAACGAGCGCTCTAAAGCAGCCTGAAATTCAGGAACTTCTGGTAGACTTTGTCCCACAAGCAACAAAGTCATAGTGCTGTGAGCCCCACGTGAGCTTTCTGTTTTGAATGTATCCGGTGTTCCCATGTAGACAACTCTCCTCTAGTCTGTTCCATTATAGCCGGGAGCGTTAAAGGTATCAAGCGTGTCTTTGCCTCTTCCTTAAAAAGAAGGCCCCGCTGGGAGGAAGCAGCAGGGCCTTCGCGCCGCTCTTTAGCCGGTGGGAGGGACACCGACCGAGGGAGGAGCGGCTTCTTTTGGTGATAAAGTATCTCTACATTATCACCACTCAAACGGCTTTTCCGTCTGAGACACAGGGCTCTCAGAAGACGCTGGAGTAAATACGCCATTCTCATCAGGAACTCTAGGTTCAGGATGCTCCAACCTAATCTTACATCTCCAGTTTGGCCCGTGTTCAGGATGGACCAAGTATACAAGCTGCGAAGCTCCGTTTGTAGATGGGATTCCTCCGTCCAGTCCATAAGGAGTTACACCGCAGAAAGATCCATTACAAGCTATCTCCAAGACACTCTCTTCCCACTCTGCAGGTTTATGAAAGTGTCCTGAAAAAGCCATTGTGATAGGAGTCTGCAGGATATTTACGTAGCTCTTGACATTCCTCGTAAGGCTATACCACGGATGCGACATGTAAGACTTTGCTGCAAACGAGTGGCTGATAAGATAATTCAACCCATTTATCTCATAACCAAGAATAGGCGCATCAGCAACGATCATCTTTACGCCTTCCAGATCTCTGATGTCATTCTGCAGACAGCGCAACATCATATACTCTGCGTTAGCAAGTCTTGACCCATCACGTATCCTTCCATGATTTCCAGAAACGGCAAATACAACTACCTCGGGAACACGCAAAGCCAGATCGCGCAAGAAATACCCGAAGTATCTGAGAGTTACAAAGAATTGCTCCTGAAGTTGAAGATCCTGTTCCCACGCCTGACCTCTATAGATATCATGCCCATCTAAAAGATCTCCTAGGAAATTTATAACAAGGCGAGAGATAGGACGTACTTCCTGCCACTGGTGAATAACCGCAAGGATACTGTCTCGATACGTTCGCAGTCTCTCTACAAAAATATCAAAATTGTATCCTCCTAGATTAAGAACACTGGACGGGTCAACTTCAAGACCTACATGAGAATCCCCTAAATTTGCCGTTACGTAGGCTGGTTCTTTTTGCTCTTCTGGATCGAACTGGGGAAGCTCTCTCTCACCCGGCAAGAATGCGGGGATGGCGTCTTTTACTTCATCGTAAAGAGAGAGAAAAATATTTGTTCGCTCCTTCTGAGTCTTGATCTGCCTCTTCAAAGAACGAATATCCCGCAGAGCCTGAACATAGGAATCCGGGGAGTACATGTCTGCGTCATTGACCTCAGCCTCCATTTCATAATATCGAACAGCTGCAGCAGCCAATTCAGCACGAGCGGTATTCAGCTCGTATTCCTCCGCAATATCCTTTTTATTGGAAACTCCATTCATCTTGCAGTTATCCAAGATCTCCTGCCAACGCTCTAAAGAAAGATCTTCATACGGGGCTATCCCACGCTCCGCACGACCAATCTTAAGCGCTACATCTGCTTCGTAGCGTGAGCACTCGAACTTAGTCTGCAAGTCTGAACGACTTACACTTCCATCCCGCGACCTAACAAAATCTACAAAGCCTCGTAGGCGCTCGTGATTCACAGCGGCCTCCTTAAAAAGATATACGTAACCCTCCAACAACATCTATGATACTAGTTGTAGAGGGACATATCAAGTGCAAACGAAAAGACAGGGAACCCCATAGAGTCGAGGTTCCCTGTCGTTCTTAACCAGTTGATCATATAGTACTTTACGGGCCAGTTGCACCGGTTGCACCAGTAGGACCAATTGAACCAGTAGGACCAATAGGACCAGTAACACCGTCCGCACCAGTAGGACCTTGGATACCTGTGTTACCTTGACTACCAGTAACACCCTGAGAGCCAGTAACGCCCTGAGAACCAGTAACACCCTGAATTCCTGTGTTACCCTGAGAACCAGTATCACCCTGAGCGCCAGTAACGCCCTGAATGCCTGTGTTACCTTGATCACCAGTATCACCCTGAGCTCCGGTGTCTCCTACTCCGCCAGTCGGACCTGCACAAGCGGTCGACCACGTAACAGATCCAATACGTACCTGAACAGTTATGACACTGTTGGCAAGCGCAGTGTTGAATGCATCACGATCGACGGCGCTCAAACCAGTCGGAAGGATTCCCGGTTGTTCGTAGGTTCCACTGCTAGCCAGTGTAACCCCATAGTCACCCAGCCAGCCGAAGAAACGAGAATACCCGGAAGTGTTGGTGACAAGAGAAACAACGTAATTTTTAGCCACGATTAGTCTCCTTACTCTAAAACATCATTAGCCTTTAGCGCCAGTCGGTCCAGTTGCACCAATAGGACCGGTTGCTCCAATGGGACCAGTTACACCTATAGGACCAGTAATACCCAGACCACCAGTTGCACCAGTTGGTCCGATTAGACCAACACCACCGGTAATACCAAGATCACCGGTAATCCCTTGACCACCAGTAATACCAAGATCACCGGTAATACCAAGATCACCAGTAATGCCCAGACCACCAGTATCACCCGTAGTGCCAGTAATACCACCAGCACCAGCAGCACCAGTGGGACCAGTTATCCAAACCTCGCCACCGGACGTCCCAGGTGATGCAGGACGGAGCTGAACAGTGACCCATCCATTATCCAAAGCCGTGTTCAACGCATCGCGGTCTGTAATCCCAAGGGCGTCAACGAGAATGCCGGGAAAATCATAAGTTCCACCGTTAGCCAGTGTTATCCCGTATTTCGTCAGCCAACCAAAGCTCATACTGTGACCGGAAGCGTTCGTGACTCTGGTAACCAAATATCGTCTAGTTGCCATATATGTCTCCGATTACTAAGTTAATCCCTATACTGTGTATAAATCTTCACTGTGGTAGCCGTCATTGCCGTAACAACTATCTTGTGCTTCGCGGGAGACGTAAAACGCCTTTGGAACTGCTGACCGCTATGCGAAACGGTGAACTCCTCTACGAAACACCACTCGTCTGTGCCAAAAATCTCAGACCAGAGCTGGAGCGTAGCAGAAGCCGTACCCGTAGTTACGACATAGATGTTCAGGAGGATTTCCGCAGCATAAGAGTTTTCTTCCAGATCAATGTAGTCGGTCACCGTACCTGCAGAAGCATCCGCGGCGGTGATCCCAGAACGATGCAGAGTGGGATAGTCTAACCAGGATGTGTTATAATTCTGTTTTTTTCCGGTTCCGGCCATAATTCACTCCTATCGTATACTACTCTTAGGTCTTGGTCTGGTCCAAGAGATCCTGAGTTATCAGGGTGGCAACTTTGTTAACCTGTTCTTGGGTTTCATCCACAGAGCTCTTAAGTTGTTTTACAACGTCAAGAGCATCAGCCAACTTCTCCTGGCTGGTAATGTGTGTATACCCGCGCTCTTCACAACGCTTCAGAAAAGCCGGGATATAAACAGTCTGGACAGCTTCAACAAGTTCCTGAGGAACAGCCTCGTTATCCTTAGGCATGACTTTCCTCTCCTAGAATCGATCTTTATGAAGGCCCGGGCGAGAGCACGAGCTCCCGCCCCAGACCTTCAGAGTTTACGCTATGGTCGCTTTGGCAACACCGGTGATCTGCGCAAGCGACAAGCCCACGCACTCTTCGGCATACCACTCTATTTCGGAACCCTTGGCCTCCGGATAGATGGTAACGTCGTCCAGAATACAGAACCTACCAAGCTTGTTCGGTTCGGCGAACATATACAACTCGTTGTCCCCGACCAGATCGCGCTTGATGGTAATTATAATCCTGCGACCGTTAAACTTCATCTCTCCGAAACCATTGGCAACAACCTCTTCCTTGAGCGTCATGCCCAGATCAAAGGCGTCCCAGGCCTCGAACTCCATTGCCGTGACCATGTTCATCACAACAGTTGACGGAACAAATCGTGCGTCAGCTTTCGGCATGATCTGCATAGCGGACTTCCACGTGTTCGGCGTAAAGCCACCGCTGATGTTCTTCCACAGCGCGACATCAGTACCCGCCGCACTAATAGTAACCTCAGCAACACCGGAGCCACCAGAGAGCATACTGTCGATCGTAGCAAAGAGCCTGCGATCCTCATGTTCAAGGATTTCGTTCAGATCATTATCAGTCACGATCTGTCGGATATCGTTCTCATAGGTAAGCAACAGGTTCTTGTCTTTGGTGTGCTTGACGGTCTGAATCTTGTCAAACACCACCATGTAGGTGTCACCTTCAAGCTCACGCGCTTCAGGTTCATGACCAAACGGGACCGTAACAGCATTCGCCGAGTCCGGTTCCTTCTCAAAAATCTTCACAGGTTCCTCGAAACCATACTGTCTGTCGAGGTCTTCCGGAAGAATAGTGTCCGGAGGAACAAGCTTACGCGTAAGACCCTGCTCGCGAGACTTCACACGAATATAATCGTTGAGTCCCTCGGCAGCCTCTTTGCGCATCTCCGGATCCGAAGAGCACAGGCCATCGATCACAACCTTGTTTTCCAATTTCCTGGTAGGATCTTCCATCTTTTTCTCCTTCTGGGTGATTAAAGCTCAACCACTAGTTAGAACTTCCGTCGCTTAGGAACGATTCGGAGAATCCCAAGCCAGCATGAGCTTCAGCACATTTCGGTTTTTGTCATAGTTAACGGAAGCAGGCGCAGTGACTACATAGCCGTAGATCCACTGCTCGCCGTTGTTGTCATTGAGGCGGAACTGCCCATCAGCCGTATTACAGGTAAGCTTAGCACCCGGGGTGTATGAGTCAGTCGTAATGTATTCGGTCGTAAGAACAACAGCGCCCGAACGCATAGGAATACACGAGATATACCCGTCTACACCACTGGAAGCCGCCCAGTAACCCGTCTGGCCCGAAGCAATCGCAGCAACACCACCAACGTCAGCGCATTCAACACCACGCGACGCAACAAACGGGAGATCCGTACCCGTAGCACCTTCGCGACAGTCACCAGCAGTACCCAAGTGACAGATACGCCCGGAATACAGCGTATCCTGTTCCGAAGTACTCACAGGGAGTCTTACACGAAGTTTCGAATCAATCTCTTCTCCGGAGGCAACCTCTAGAGAGTGAGTTCTAATAGACATACTTTTCTCCTTTTAGCGCAAAGTACCAAAGTGACGCTGCCATACCTGCTCGCTCTCAGGAAGATCATCTTTTACAGATGCTTCCTTGTTCTGGGCCGAGCCGAGCGAAATGGGCATACGCTGAATCTGCGAGACAAGCCTCTGAAGCCCATCAAAGGCTGCCTTTTTTTGGTTAACAAGTTTGCCAACCAACTCATCCCGAGGCATGTCTATAAGACGTGCATCAAGCAGAACTTGGGCAGTCTTCTCAGCCTCAGCAACAACTTCGTTACCAAGCTGAGAGGTGAGCAATACACTCTGCTCATCAAAAAGCTCCTGAGCCTGTTTGCAAAACTCCTGCATTATGCCCAGAACCTTGAAGGTTTGCTCTTTGTTCTTGGTTTTCTTCATAGTTTCTCCTTTCAATCCTAGAGACTCTTAAGAGCCTCAATGAGCAACTGAAGTTTAGCAGCGGTCTTGTCGTCTGCGTCCTTCATAGATTCCTCTAAAAGTGCAGGATCCTCTTCAGGAGCAGCTTCAAGCGCAGCTTCAGGCTCAGCTTCAGCTTCGAGCCCGGGCTCAGCTCCGCCCCCACCGATAGGTATACCGGCAGAAACTAGAACGTCAAGCAGTGCCTTCTCTTCGGGCGTAGTAGGTTCCTGCCCAGAGAGAAGCGCCTTAAGCATACCAATGAGCTCTTCAGCACTCACAACACCACCGCCACCAGCCGCTTCAGGACCAGGAGCCATAGGAGGAGCACCAGGAGCCGCCATCTCTTCAGGAGGCATCGGAGGCATCGGAGGCATAGCACCAGGCGCACTACCACCCATAGCTGCTAAAGCTTCCGGAGGAACGCCCATACCGGCTTGTTTGGTAGCCTGCATGAACCCATCGAAGTAGGAACAGAGCAGATCAGCGTCTTCATAGGCTTCTGCGGCCTTAGTCTGGAGAAAGTCGCCTATCTCCTTATTGGCCTGAACCTGAAGAAGAGCCTTGATCTCTTCAGACGCTTCCTTAGATGCCTCTTCGTCTTCGCTCTCTTCGTCAGAGTCCTCAACGTTTTCTACCTTGGCATCCTCTTCAGCGTCATCCTCTTCCTTTTCGATTTCATCCACAATATCTTCTACATCATCACTTGCGCTCTCTTCGGAATCATCCATCTGTTCCGCAAGAGTTTCCATTGCACCAGCAAGTTTCTTACTGAGCTCAGAAATAGCGGCTTTCTTATCTTCAACAGAACGCAAAGCCTTGTTCGTAATGTGGCCCGGACTTTCTGGGGGCAAGTTGGTCAGCGTAGTATTATACTCAAGACCGCTGTCAGGAACAGTGTCTCGCCGCTCTTCGTCAGAGTCCTTGTTTTCTTCAAGCTCTTCAGTAACAGCAGCAGGACCTTCCTCAACTTTCCTATCCACATTCTGTTCTCGGCTACGTTCTCCTAAAGGATATTCTCGGCCACCATCATCTATTCCGTCGGTAATAAACTCAGCTTTCTTCATGAGCAAGTCCCGTACGAAACCGAGCGTTTTTTCAGGATCAGCCATACCAGTCTCCTTCTTAAGTTAACAAATACAGTATAAATCAGTAAACATCGTCTGTCAAGTAGAACTTGAAACAGCATTGGACAAAACTGAAAGAAACAAAGAACTATCTTGGTTCTCGCCCAAAGCGGAGAGAACATACCTTCCATACTCCTTGGCAAAAAGCTTGGCACGTTTGTTCGTGTCTTCTGGCTTCCCTCCCATTTTTCTCAGCTTAGGACTAGTAGGATACTCCATAAGTGACACAGCTACACGAGACATCAGGGCCTCTCCCTCAACAGAGAACGCCTGCTTGAGTGTCTCAGCCGCCTGTTTAATGTTATCTGGAAGAATTGTAAGGGGATCTGACTCGTAACGTCCTGCAGAAAGGAACTCGCTAAGGTCTTCCGTCTCTCGTATGCAACTGAATACGTTAGGAAGAGCAGCCGAAGCCTCTTTCGCAAGCTCAGGTGCACCTAATAGCAAAAAGAAAGCGTCCGCGGGAAGAACTATGCTGGCTCGCTTCAATGCTGTAAATACTACACGAGGGCGCACCTTTTTGAGCTTATCGAGTGCGCTCTTCACACTATGCTCATTATGTATCCCGACTCTGTTATCCACGGCTCTAAGCATATCTTCCATAGGAGTCCCAGGAGAAAATCCCATAGCCTCTACTTCTTTCTCCATCTGGGACAGCTTTTGAAGCATTGCGATCTTCCTGCGCAGGTCGTCTTCGCCTATTGCAAGTAAGACCTCTTCGGGACAATGTATCTCCATTTCCTTTGCCAGAACGTGCCCCGGCTTCTCAAGATCAGAAAGACCAGCCACCTTGCCCAGACCATAGCCAATTCTATCAGCTTGGCGATAAACTCCAGACAAGTCAATGAACGTAGGTCTTTCGTTTACCATGATGACCTGATGTCCGTTGTCTAGTATGGCTCCCGCATTTTTTTTGATATGCTCACAGTGGTCGCTCAGTTTTGGAGCTATATGCCCACAATAGGAACAATTATGGACGGCACAGCCTCCTGCGACGTAGCTCTCATCCTCTTCTACAGCCAGATTATAAACACTATGAGCTCCTGCAAGAGGAACAATGGACTGAATAGATTGATAAATATAGTCATCAACTATAAAGTTTCGGAGACGACCACAGGCTTTCTTGCAGTCTTCAGCAATAACAGTAGGACAACAAACATAGTCCCCTATGGAAAGACTAGATAATGGAAGAAACTCTGGGTGAATGTTTGTTTCTTTACCACAAAAAGAACAAACCGAGGTATTATCAGCAAACGTATGCCTGCGTTTCTTTCCGCCTGCAGATCCGTGACAAGCTTCAAGAGGCTCTCTGTGCACTCCAAAAAAAGGATGATTATTAGTCACAGCAATTGGGTCGGGATTTCCATGAAGTTTTAGCCATACAACTGGAGCCGTTCTCTGAAACTTCTTTGTAACTCTTCTAAAACGTCCTCTATGAGTTAAAACCTCGTCGCCAATTTGAACGTTTTCGATAGAAACTAAGCCATCTCTAGTCTCTATTAGTGTTCCTGCGCCAAAACAAACGTCGTTTTGAACGTCAGCACTCATGGAGAACGGAGAAGGTTTTCCTGCTTCCATATCTGAGAGCTCATCGCGCCAGTCCGCATCCTTGAGCCATGCTACGACCTCTACTCTTCCGCACTTATCATTATGGAGGGCGGAATGAATATCTCCCTTTGCGAACTTAGGATCTCTGTTCTTATGGTCCTTGTAGATCTTAGCAAACTTCTCAAAGGTCTTGTATCTTGTATCCAGAGCTTCCTTGACATTGTAGAAGGGATTACCGTCCCTTGGGCTATCGATACGAACAGGACCTGCATGACCCGGAAAGCCGTCTGCGTTCTTGTTAGCCCCAAAGTGTTCGTAGTCGCCCATAGCTAGGACGAAGACGGGAGTGTATCCTGCACGCTTTCGAAGGTTTGTTCGTGCCTGGGTAAGAAAAGAGGCACGCTTCTCAAACTCTCCTGTATCAGGGCCCTTGGAGGAAATCTTAAGGATCTCCGCAGTAGGAAGACCGAAGTCAAAACCATCTGTGAAGCTTACTTTTATCATGGGGACACTCCTTGGGCTTGTGCTAAGGAACTCTGTCTAAGCTTAACTTGAATCTTCATCGCTTTAGCTTGTTTCAAAAGAGCCTCAAGCCGCATAACCTTGCCTGTGAGATCAGGATAGTATTTCTGTGCAAAGTCAGGACGCATTCTGTCGAGATTGGATTTGGCCTCTGTGTAGTACGTATTCAATCCTGAAAGGGTCTCGTCTAACTTCGGATCCCAACTACCCATGGTCTTATTGTTCAAAATATCATTAGCAAGACGCACCCCAGAGTCTGCTGCAGCGCTAGACCTAGAAACTGACTGCTTCTCAACTAGTGATCTCTGTCCTCGTTTACCATTCTTTCTCGTCGCTTGCTCATAAGCCTGAACCATGTTAGGAGAAAGGTCAGTTCTGTTTTTCATGCGTCTAATATGATTCCAAATAGGAGAATAGAGCCCCTGATTCACTTCAATTAGGTCGTTTGATCTATAATTCCTGGCCATGTCGGCTATGACCTCCTTACGAAGAGGATCAACAGGATTGTTAAGATCATAATTATGGGCCCAAAGCTCTATCTCTGGCTGCATCTCCTTGATCTTCTTATTGTACTCTCGATTTAAAACGTATCCTGCCGCAAGGGGAGCTGCAACAAGAGTACCACCCCCCAAACCTAATGAACCCGCTCCGAGTGCAAACTTCGTACCTGCCCAACGAGTAACGGCTGGAATAGCAGTCTTTAACGCAAAATAAGACGCGAGTGCTCCTCCGATCAGAGGCCCATGCTTCTTCCCAAATGTTTTTGCTCTACCCATCATTGTATCTTCTGGAAGTGTGGGATCTCTTGTGAAAAGGTCCTGGATACCACCCTGCAGCTGAGGATAGAAGTAACCACCAGCTCCGCCTGCAGCTCCCCCAATAGCCATATTTCTGATATAGTCTGCCATACCTGCGTTAGGATTCATCATAGCCATAAGCGCCCCACCACCGGCACCCAAAGCTGCTCCAGGAAGAACATTCTTGTTCGCCATAATCTTATCGATCCAACTGCCTTCTGGATCATCAGGAGTAACTGGAGGAGTAGCTGGAGTCACAGGAGGAGTAGCTGGAGTCACAGGAGGATTTGTAACTCCCCCAGCCACCTTTACCAGGTCGCAACGCTTTATCAGAAAGCTTTGAATGTTCTCCGTTGCATCTTTTCGCATCATAAGTCCTTTCGCAAACCTAAACTTATCGATCTTTGCTTTCCTGCAGACGCCTGGCCTCATCTATCAGGGAGAGGGCCTGTGAGGGCTCCAAACGATACTGAGCAGCCATCATCTGTTGAAGAAGTCCAGAAAGAAGGGCCTTATGCTCAATAACATTAGGATAGAGCCTGGAAATCTCATTAAACGCATCCACTACATCTTCCGGGGGGTAATCTCTGAGAATTTCATCATGAGATAGAATGGTGTTAAGAACAGCCTGTGTCTTTATCTTCATGATCTCATTCTCATGTTGCGGAGTGAACACGTCTGATCCAGATATACGTTCATTGTGCTCCTCCCTGTCGTCCATAGTGATATCGTGAAGAGCACCAGTAATAGCTTTTGCTTTTCTAAAGAAAGTAAGGGGCAGATTTTCAATACCTAATGGCTCCATGCTCTTTGAGGGTACTTCCTTTTTCGGTTTCTGCTCTTTCGGTCCAATTCGCTTCTCCTGCCCGGAAACATCCGACACGTTAAGTGCCAGAACATCCGCTTCCGGGCTAGAGGCTTTTTTTGATTGAGGTCTCGTGTCTATGCCGTAAAGGGAAAGAAAACGCTGTGCTACCCCAGGTGAATCCGTAAGGTCTATGATCTCCTGTGCAGCAGCCATCTTTTCCTGCCCGATCCTTTTTCTAGACTTCTCCAGCGTAATGATCTTCCTGCAGGTATCCACCCCTGATGCGATAGTTGCATAGGGAGAGGTAGCCATGTCTGTTGCAAGAATACCAGAAGACACACTGCCTCTCTTCTCAGCCCCAATATCTCTAGCCAGGGCTTCCATAAAGGCTGTAGAGATACTTCCAAGCTTGGCGAGAACCCTAGTCTCTACCTCTTCGAAGGCAGGAACAGAGGGAGCGCCAAGTTCTATAGCGGACTTGGACAGCTGGGAGAGAAGATCCCACTTCAAGACACGTTCCTCAGCCTTACATGCTCGCTCTTCACGGGCTAGCTTCTCCAACGTATTTCTGCACTTCGCAGTCTTCAGATGAGTGGCTCTGGGGAACTCACTCGCTTTCTTCTCACCGAAGACATCATGGAGTGTAGGAGTCTCCAAAGACGCAGACTTACGAACGAAGTCTCCGGGATCTCTTCTGTAGAAATCCTCAGCGGACACATCCAAAACACCAGCTTCCTTCTTGTAGATGCTGGCCAGAAGTTTCTCACCGTCTATTGCGTCTATGTCCACAACCTTATCGTCCAGGGCATCAGCACGCTTGATCTGCCCCAGCTGTAGAGAGGTGTTATAGCAGGATACGAGATGCTTCAGGTAGTCTGGAGAGAGATTCTCTTCTTCTGCCACCTTCACAATAATATCCTGCGCGGGTTCCTTTCCGATCACTCTAGACGCGACCTTCTTGACTGCGCGCATGAACTTTGTCCTGTTCTGAGGCGAGATCTTCTTAAGGTCTTTATCTGCGTTTTCTCTCATTTTATGTCCTCTTCTGTGTCTTCGGTAAAGTCTGCATCCACGTAGTCCGGCAGGCCTTCTGGAAGCCTTCTGAATTCGTCCTTGGTTAAAAGATCTCCTTCGGCAGGCTCCATAGGTCTTATGTTCAGTTTGTCCATCATATCGTAAACGGCCTGGACTTCAGCAGACGCGGCCTCTGCTCTGTCCTTGCCCGCAACAAGCCCCATAGCTGCAACCTGTTGTGCCATAACACGCTCCAGAATACTAGGAGCAGACGATCTGGAAACTTTCTCGCTAAACGTGGCAGTGAGGCTCTTTCGGAGTTCCTTCTGCCCGATGAGATTGACAACGAGTCTAGCCGCCACTGTGTTGGACTCTGTGTTGAAGAGATAGGACTTGAGTACTTCCCATCCACCGAAGAATCCTACGAGCTTCCATATGTCCTGCTCATCTACCTCTTCCCTGTCACTGAGAACAGACGGCACTAGATTCCCTATGAAGCATCCCTCAGTATTCAGATTTTCCCTGATGTTGAAGAAGAGTGTCTCATACATACTGATAACGTCTTCGGGAGTGTTCAGGGCTTTGCTGAGCTCTTTTGCTGTAGCTCCTGCAAAGACACCAGCCTCAAGAACATACTTACGCTTATCAGCAAGGTCGTTTCGAAGAGCAACCGCCTTATGAACTAAGGGATATTCCCCCTCTACCAGGTTCACATCCCGCATAGCACCCTTCGTAGACTCCTGAGTATACAAATAGCTCAGGAACAGATTCACGCCTGTATTTCCCCTGGGATCTATAGTGCGTTTTCGTCTAAAGAGGTCCCGTGCCCGTCTGTAGATGTAGTCGGGAGTACTGACGGCTAAATTTTGAAGCGTAACGGGCATCTTAGCGCCTTACAAGGGGAAGATCGTTGGTCGAGGTTATCTTCTCTCTAACCTTGAGGATAATCTTACCTACGAGATCGAACGCGCTCCTTAGCATGTCTTCGAGCTCTGAAAGGTCGTCCGCTCCGTAGTCTTCCTTCAGTTTCGGGTAATTCCAGTAGATCGTAAAGAGCATACGTCCCATAGCATCGAGTGCGCCGAGTAACTTGCCTAGCTTCTGTCCCAAAATGCGACTCTCGTCCGTAGAGCTCAACATGGCAGAAAGACCAGCTACGTCTACTACTTCATTCTGGCCCTGGTCGATAGCCTGTTGTGCAAGCTGAACAGCCTGCTGAGCTCCTGGATCCTGAGGCATCTCCGAAGGCATTTGCATGGGCATGGGCATTCCACCGGCAGGCATTCCACCGGCGGGCATTTGCATAGGCATACCCTGCTCCATCATACCTGCACTTTTCACAAGGTAGGTGATACTCCCTCGGTCCTTTGCAGATTTCAGCATGTCAAGAGAATCAGACTCAGTCAATTGCATACCTTCTACAAGAGCCTTGAGAGCTTCAACGTGACGGCATGGAGTCTTAGTAATATCAATGGATGCAGACTTGAGCAGATACCCGGAAGATGCTGACTTTATCGTAACGAGTTTTCCCCTGCTAGTCAGAAGAGCTTCGGCGCTATACTTGTCAAGCACCGGAACCTCCCCTTCCTTAACAACCTTATACCTGAAGGTGCTAGGGATAACATAACGCTTTTCACGTGTGGAAAAATCGTAACCTCCCTTAGGACAGTAACCTACATCCCCGAGGACAACAAGCTTACCTTTAGACTCTGTGATCGTAGCATTGGTGGAGTCATCTAGTATAAGATCTATCTGACCATCCTTCCTTCTGATAATGCTAGTCAACGTCACAGGTCCAAGACAGCTTCCGATTCTAGGGCTAACGAAAACAACAGTCTGCCCTTCTTTGAAGCCCTTGTCCTCGGGAAGGGAGGAATAGAACTCATCCCATCGTGACTGTGCAACGCTATCAGGATCGTTTAAGGCGTAGAGTGCTTCACGAACTCGCTTGAACGCTCCGCTATCCAAATCTACTATAGTGCTTATTCTTAGGCCAGGATCTACCTCTTCCCCAGTCTTCTTGTTGGTGAGCACCAGGTATTCTTTCACATCATGATCATAGGTGATAAGCTTGAAGATCCCTGTATAACCAGGAGTCTGAAGATTAAGCTTCCCTGCTTCGAGAGCTCTTGCAACCTGAGCGCTCTTCCTGTTATCCCGTACCACGTATTTCTTCTGAACAAAACTAGCACGTTCATCATCGGAAAGGTCAGGACTAGCAGTGATGAGAACCTCTACTTCAGCGGACTTCGTGGAACAGTTAAAGCCGCCCGAGTCCTCTTCAAGCACTATCTCCATATCGTGTCTGGGACGGAGCCTTTCCACCGCGTTGTCTATTCTGGATGCAAAATGCTCGGCCAGGCGTGTATCAGAGGCCATGACACGGAGGAGGGCAGACTTCGCGTTGTTATCTGCAGAGTCTATGAAGTCATTCCAGTCAATTTCAAAGCTCTCTGCATTCTTGACGGAGCCGTTTATAGCTTCTATGGCACTCTTGACAGTTCCACTTCCCGTGCCACCGCCGCCAAAGTCATTATCGAACACCTTCAGGTCGGGGAATGAAGTCTCGTTGTCACTTACAGTAGATACGTCCCCAAGAATAACAGGGTCCTTTGACAGGATGTAGTTGACCCACTCCTCATCAAATGGAACAACAAGATTTCTGTCCTTAAGGAAAAGAAGCTCTTCTCCCTTGGGCTCACCGTCTACGTAAAATAGAGGGGCCAGGAGCCAAAGGTCATCCTTAACCTTAAACACCCGCACACCTACAGTTTTCTCTTCGTCTTCGTCGTTTTCTATAATCTGAAAGCCGACATTGTAGTCCTTGTAAAGTGCGGGAGCCGCCTCTCTCCGTACAGCGCTGTCTATCTGCGCCAGATCCTTCTCAATCTGTACATTTGGCATTTGTCTCTGTTCCTTAAAGGACGTGCCGGTTCATAAGTAAATTTTACACTGCATAAGTCCACACGTCAAGCAAATATTGCCTAGTCCCCTATATTGGTAATTTTATGCTCCTAGAATTCTTTCTACTTCTTTAGGATAGCGTTTCTTTACGAGTTCTGTTAGCCGTTCTCTTAGCTCATCGGGTAGCATCCCCGCCAGCCCACGACCGGCAGCCTCGGAACGGGCCTGTGTTGGAAGAAGAAATCTGCGCCAAAACCCTGTTTCGTCTTCAGGAGTAAAGAAGCCTTCAAGGGCATTTCTAGGAACACCCATGGAGGAATACTGTGGAAAAAGGCCAAGCGGAGATGTTAAGGCATAAAGCAGTGACTCTGATATGCGTTTTAGGTTGCTATGAGGGGGTTTCTTCTCTTTTGCAATCGCCGAAACTTCTTTCATAAGTTCAGAGTCCATTTTGTTGATTGCGTTGAAAAACTCCATACTCTCAAACGGGCTCTGTGGCTGCCATACGGCTTCTTCTGGCAATAGATCTTTTTGAGCCTTAGCCATCGGGACAGAGATAGGAGATGTAATTAACCGCGTAAGAATTTCTGGGGTACTCAAGATATTCTGAATAGCACCACCGGCAGCATTCTTAACCAGCACGTCAAAATATGCGTCAATCCGTTGTTTTGCTGATTTATTCAATTGCCTAGTCCCCTATATTGGTTATCTTTCCACTCAATACGATTTGCGGAATTGTTGCTGAAGCTCTTGTTGGGTCACTAAAGGTCTGACCAGAATGTAACGCGTCCATGAGAGATCCTTTAAGGTAGTATCCCCCCAGGCGCTCCAGCCAGTCAGAAGAATGCTGAAGAGCTTCTACGGCAGGACGCATTTCAGGATCAAAGGGTGGGGGGACATTGTGCACCGCGATTTCCTTTACGTTGTGCCCCACCATCTCTTTTACCATGCTCGGTGTCAGTCTAGTTCCAATAGTGTAATGCATGATGGGTTTCTCCAGCCATGTATCCACAGCTCGCTTCGGATCCATAAGCTTGAAACCTTCTCGAGGCTTATAGGACCTAGCTATCTGAGAATACTCCACAATGTCCCCCGGCACCCACTCCCCAAAGCGTGAATTCATCCTCACGTGGTTTATGACCCCTCTTGCCAGATATTCTATGTTCCTCTTGTTGTGTGATATCCCTGAGTCTTTGAGAGCCTTGGAGAAGATGTCAACGAATAGCTTCCTGCCTTCCCCAATACCCCTATAACGAGCAAGCTCCGCAGGATTGGGTATACCTTCGCTCAGAACAGTTCCCCTTTCCACGTGCTGCCCCGATCTTACGTTTACGGCTAGACCTGGGGCTATATGGTATTCCTGCGTCCCTACGAGGATATTCTTGCCTCCTGCTGGTAGATCCAGTATGTCTTTTACGACACCGCCCTGAGAGGCAATGGCTGCACCCCCCGCAAAGCTCTTGGGAACGGTTATGAGCTGCTTCACAAGCTCCAGCCCTGTTACTGTTCCTCGGGATACGTGCTTGCTCGCGATAGCTGACTGAGTTAATGGTTCTGAATTACTAACTACCAAACCATTGGCCAAAAGAAAAAGATGGTCAGGATGATTTACATAGATGTCGTATGTTTTCTTTTTTCCTACACTCTCTGCTGAAATTCTGCAACAGCGATCAATACTATCAAAAGAGTCCGGCAGAACAGCCTGAAACCTATCAAGATTGTTAGCTAAGCAGAAACTAACAGGACGCTTTGCAACAAGCTCTCCATATGTTTTTTCGCTCTGAGTCCTATTTGACCTTACGTCTATCGTAGAAAGTATTTTATGATCAGGTGTAGATATTACTTCCAGCAGACACTCTCTAGTAGATTTTCCTGTCCCTCTTCGGAAGATAGTTTTGATGCACTCCTTTTCTCCGCTGTAACCTGTCTTTAGCACCTCTACTGGTTTAATCTTTCCGTGTTTGCTACATCCGAGAATCCTATCACTTAAGGCTATGTCCTGTATTTTTTTCTCGCTCCCATCAGCCATCTGTATTAGAGTGTCTTCGGCCAAACAAAGGCTCTGGGTCGCGGATACTCCTGGGAAAGAACCTAAGGCAGGATACGTCCCTGTCTCTCTATAGCCTGCAGCCTGTTGAGATATCCCATCCTCTAGCATAGAAGTAGTAGGGGAGTATACGAGGATCCTTTCGTGCTTTCTTGCAATACGCTTCATGAGACGAGGGGTAAGTACTTCACCAGCCTTTGCAATGTCATCAATGTCTTCTGCAAGCACGGCCCCCTCATAATCAGGATCCTTAGGGTCTATGGGAAGACCTATTCCCTTCTCTGGTTCCAGCTGCCCTGTAACTCTAAGTCTAAGAACGGAGCGGAAGAGCTGATTAGCCAGATACCCAGCCTCGGGAGTTGCAAGCTTCAAAGCGGTGTAGCCTTTTCGTGTTCCATATCCCGTAGTCCAATACTCTTCCGGAGTCAAACCTTCCGCATACCCATGGAGAATTGGAACGGGTAGAGGTTTGTCATCATTCCCTACACCATAGATAGGTCCTGCCACGAGATCCAAAGTCTTACCAATTGAGCCTCTGCTTCCGCTCTTTACCTGGAGGAGGAAAGATGTGTCTCCCTTGTCCTTGACCAGTCTATCCTCCAGAACTCCACGCGAGAGCTCAAGAAGCTTTACTATCCTACTGCGCTTTTCCTCGGGTGAAGAGTCACTTGCCACAACGGCGTCTACCTGTTGCTTTAGCTGCTCCCGGATCTCCACCATCTGCTTGGAGAGGGAGAACGACTTAGGCGTAAGAGAGCTAACACCACCATACTCCTTTGCGACGTGCTCTCCAAAAAGGTGAAGCCTTCGGAGAATAGCGGCATAGTCTTCAGGGTGAGCCTTAGCCACTTCGTACATGATCAGCTGAATCTTGTTCTTGTCTATACCCCCAGAGTCAACAAGGTAATGGACATCCTTAGGGAGAATGTCTTTCAGTATGAGCTTGCCTATTGTGGTGTTTACTACATTACCCATATCCGAGAGCCTCTAATTGAGCCTTTAGTGCTTCGTCGTCCGGAACTTCATCATCATCACGCAACTCTACTGGTTTCAGCTTGTCGTTGAACTCACCTATGGACACCCACGGAACAGTCAAAAGCTCTGGATTTGACCACGAAGCATGGTGACCGAAGCATGCATCTTCTCCGATCAGCTGTCCATGGTCTGCCGTAACTATGACTCTACCTTTCAGCTTCGGAAGTAGCTTCTCCGCTAAGTTGATAGAGAGACGAGCGTTACGCGTGTAGGCTAGCTTCAAAAGATTCCAGAACTCAGGCTTCCAGTTCTTATGCCGCCCTTTTTTCATTATCTGACGATTGAATTTCTTGTCTTCCTCCAGAATGAATGGTTCGTGAGGCTGAAGGAAGTGAATCACTGTGTGCAGAGGCTGACCTTCCGCTGTATGCCTGAGAACGGCGGTGGATACTCTGTCTGGCTCTATTCCAAGTGTAGGACATCCAGATCTATGAATAGCAGTCCAGGTGTTCACAAACTTGAAGTTCTCCGCCTTCTCCCTACGAGCCTGATTATAGGGTACAGGATTAGCCGTAACATAGAGAACAGGAGGACCATCCGAGAACATATCACAGATCCCAGACATGTAGCATTGGGTCTGACCCCCCATGGAAATCATGCTCTCTATCTTGTCGGAGCGGGACCATATCTCTCGGAAAGTGTCATCTCGACAGGCATCAAGAATGATAAGGACGTTCCAGTCCTTTTTGGACAAACGTAGATATTGTTCGGAATGTTGATTTGCTGAAGCTTTTGACATACGTATATTATATGTCTACTGCCAAGGCGTGTCCAGTTCAAAAAAGCTAAAGATGTTCCTACCCACTTGACAGATATCCGAAGCCTTGGAAATCTCTGGGGAGGAAGACCATACAAAGGCATCGTCAAGTGTATGAGTCCCGCACAGAGTAGACGGAGGAACAAACACCTTACCCGACTCAATCTTTGAGCTTAAAGCAAAGCCGTCTTCTGGGATTAGGACAAGATCGGGAATGATACCAAAGGATTCATCACCATAGATATCCTCCCCTTTGTGAATAGCCTTGAACACTCTTTTGTCAGTGTCAAATGTCTTCAGGGCCTTCAAGTCCATCTGCAAGGCATTACGTATTTCCTCTACGTCTGTAACACAACCCTTATCCCATACGCCCTTCTGCATGATGTAGATCCGACCCATGAACAAGGAGAATGCAAGAGACCCCATCTGTATGTCCCTATAGAGCTGGCGATATCCACAGCGTTCAAACCTGGTAAAGCCCTCGTTCCATAGCCATGTGTTCAGCTTAACCTCTTTCTCTATGAGGCACATGCCGTGATCACTTAGGATAACCACATCAGCTCCAGCACGGTCAGCCTCCTCAAGGAAATCAGCAACGAGAGAATCCACTCTGCGATAAAAGTCCAGGAAGTACTCATGATCTTCGTGATTCTTGTCATGGTAGGCATCCAGAGCAAAATGTCCTATCCTATCTGTGTCTATGTCATGTAGGAAGAAGAAGTCCCAGTCGTAGTTGTGCATTACATCCATAGAAAACCTATGACGTGCTGCACTTACAGTATCCAGCTCTGTCTTGAATAGGCTAGGGTTCAATTGGGTCTTTACGGCATCAATGTCCTGTCTGTAGCCCGTAGAACGAATCTTCTCACGAACACTCTCAGGACCTACTATATCTCTAGAGTCTGGGTTTATCTCACACCCGGAGAGGAAACCACTCACCATGATGTTACAGTTCGGAAGTGCAGGGTAAGACAGGGGAACACCTAGAGATATGCAGGTTGCGCCCTCTAAGTCTAAACTGTCCCATATGGTGCGTCCTGCAATATAGTAGCTATCAGGGATGCTAACACTGAGGTCGTAATTAGGCTCCAAAAACCCAAAGACTTCTGTGTCCTGAGGATAAAGCCCTGTCTGAAAGGATGCCCAAGCTGATATACTCACGGGAAGAACAACACTGGAGATCTCATGCCCGTTCTTCAAGAGGCTCCCAAGAACAGGCATTACGCCTTCTTCTCCGAGAGCCCTTGCAAGAGATAAACTAAGACCATCAAGACCCAAGCCTGCTAGTTTTTTCATGTAAAGATACCTCCGGCTACGGTTTTTCCGTCCCTTAGGAGAGAAAACCTGCCTGTATATGGGTTATTAGCAAACGTCTCAAATGCCAGCGCCTTCACGAGAAACCCTGCGTCGGCTATATTAGTCTTTTCCAGCTTCATCAGATCTTTCATATTTCCCGCTGTAGCCGTATTCGTCCTTGTAGTCAAACTAATGCCTGTGCACGGATACTTGGTGAATCCAGCACGGAGGACAAGATTGTTGGTTTTCTCACCTTCTACTATCTTTAAGGGCTCGTCGTCCAACCAGAATATAGTCCCGTGACCAATAGGAAAGAACACTAGTGCTTGATACTTAGGAGTAAGAATGTCCCCACGGTCAGGAGCAAGCGTGGTTGGATCGAACGTAAGCCCGATAGCATCACCAGCGGAAGCAGACTCAATAGGCCTTCCCCATCCATCTATTAGTGTATATACCTCTCCTGTCATTCTTGGGAAGCCACCTACTACAAAGTCCTTAAGCTTGATACTTCCTGTTCGAACAACTCCCATGTAGATATCTTCCCCAGGCATAGAGATCTTATCCTGTATCTCTATACGAGAAGGAAGAAGAGACCTGGTGTCAGTCGGGGGAATCTGCTCTGCTATAACATCGAGTAAAGCACCCCCAAGCTCAAACGCAGGGAAGCCGGGAGTAGATACGTTGAAGCCTGTAAGCGCGCTAATGGGGACATGAGCAGTTATCTTGCACCCAACCTTGGTTATAAGCCTATCCAAGGTCTTTTTGGCTTCTTGATAGCGTTTCATGTCATATTCAATTGCATCCAGCTTATTGTAGACAGCTATTACCGACTTAGTGGACATGAACTTGAGAAGATGTGCATGTCTAACAGTCTGCTCCGTAACACCCTCTGTAACGTCGAAGATGAAGAGGACAGAGTCAGCCTGTGTAGCACCGCTAGCGGCCGCTGTGAAGAATTCCAAGTGACCGGGTACGTCTACGAGGGTAAACTGCCTATCCTTGTGCCTGTAGGTTACCTGACTCTCTCCTATTGTCTTCCTAGTTATCCGCTCCTCTCTCAAGTAGTCTACGAGAAATCCAAGCTCTAAGTCTTTCATACCACGCTCTTTACAAGTCTTCTTCACATCGTCGATCCTACTCTGAGGAATTCCGCCTGTGTCTAGAAGGATCCTGCCTAACAGTGTGGACTTTCCATGATCCGTGCTTCCAAGAAGTACTAGTTTATGTATCATTTACATATATCCCAAAGCGTGAAGTCGTTGCATGTTATAAGTGTCTTCCTTGTCTTGTGCCCTTCCGTCTCGTTCAGCATCCGTTGTGGTGCATAGTTCCTTCATGATCGCATCCAACGTATCAGCATCGGAGTCTATCGGAGAGCTACAAGGATCACAGCCCAAGCTTCTATAGCGTTTCCCTTCCGAAGCAAAGTAGAGAGGGCAGACGGGGAGGTTGTTCTTCTTGACATAGCTCCAGACGTCGATCTCGCGCCATGCAAGCAAAGGATGAATCCTGTAATGCTCCCCGGGATTCATCTCACTATCATAATGATCCCACAACTCAGGAGACTGGTCCATGTAGTTCCACTTGAAGTCCTTATTCCTGGGAGACCACATGCGTTCCTTTGCTCTTATCCCATGCTCATCCCTTCTTATACCCAAGAAGAGCGCGTCGAACCCATTCTCCTCTACACAGTCCATGAGCGCCACAGTCTTAAGCTTATGGCAGCACGTGAACTTATCTGACTTACTAGGCCCCTGCCCCTCACTAAGAGCCTTTTCGTTCTTCGCCACTATTAGGTTCAGCCCGAGCTCTTCCACCTGCTGGTCCCTGAAGCGTAGAAGCTCTATCTTATGCCATCCCGTATCTATGAATACCACGGGGAAGGGGTTTATACCAAAGAATGAACTCCTACATAGCCAGAGAAGGGTCTGACTATCTTTACCACATGACCACAGCAAGGCAGGGTTCTTGAATTGGACCCTTGCCTCACGAATAGCAATCACGGAGAGCTGCTCTAGTTCGTGCAGCCTCTCATCTGACGTCTCTTTGTCCATACTAGTGTCCCTTTGAGGTTGATTCAATTGCATCTTTTATGATCTCTATATCATCCCTTAGCTCTTCAAAGCGCTTTACGAGGTCTGAAAGCTTCAGGTCTTCCGGGGGAGCACAACAGCGTATCCCCGAGAAGCCATTGTTCACACCAGGGAATGCTGCTGGGTAGTGCTCCTTCAACTCTTCGGTCAACTCTACAAGATCGAGCGACAGGAAATAAAGCCTATTCCTGTCCGCCTTGTTTATACCTCCACTAGTCATTTCATCCCTCCCCTTTTACCAACTCAGCAGGGTCATACGAGTCCATTACCTCCGTAGACAACTTCCCAGGAGATTTTATCCTCTTCTGCCTGTCCATTATCACCTTGGCATAGTTCCTACCATCGTGATCAGGTTCAAACATACAGATAAGCTGGATAGGCTTGTTAAATGCGTAGGCAACCCCAAGATCGAAGTGGCTCCCCGTACTTTTCCTTGTCCAGAATATCGCTACCATATCACTCCATGCTATCTTCTTTACCTCCAAGGCTACGATCTCATTCCCCGTCTCATCCTCGGGCATTCTAACCTCATTGGGGTAGAAGATGTCATGCCCCTCATCTCTCCATACCCTCACCTGCTCACTCATTTGCTTCAGCTGCTCATCAGTCGCCTTCCTGACAGGGCAGATAGCATACACCTTTAAGGGTCTTGGGGGAAACAAGGACGTATCCTCATCCTTCCCCATGCTCTTCTTCTCCATCTTCAACTTCCGTCTTGTTTTGGCCCAAGAACTTTTGCCACTGCCAGAGTTGCCGATTTCTTCTTTGCTGCTTTCCCACGTCATGGGTTAGTCTCCTTTTCATAAGGTATTAGCTACACGGTTAAATAGATCTTTATTCACATGTTCAAACACATACGATACGTCACTCACTTTTATAGTCTTAAACTCCCCAGTCTCCGAATCTGTTACATATCCGTCAATAATAAGCCCAATGACCTTATAGAGCTCTTCCATAGACTTCGGAGGGGTATAGGTCTTATCTTCGTTCATGTTAATTCCTCATGAGCACGAGGTTCTAAGCAGTAACCAAAAATACCACGGAGCTTCTCACATGTATGACTGTGAACTATCGGCGCGTTGCCTGCATTTGCACCACACCAGCATTCATTATCCTCCAGACTTAAGAGTAAAACGGACAAAAGGTTAAGGGACTCGTAAGACATAACAAGCTCCTGTAACACATCCCTTACACGACACAGACCGACACGCGTAACTGAATCACCCTCCAATCTTAAGACAGATCCATCCTTGTCTGGAACATTCCCTAGAATTACGTTCTTCTCATCCGTAAGATCGGAGAGAAGTTCATAGGGCTTGATATCGCCACGAATACGCAAGTTCAGCTTCATAATACATACCTTTCATATGCCACTTGCATTGGGAAAACGCTGAAAAGGTGTCTAGAGTGCCCTGAACGAGCTCCCTGGGAAACACCACACGAAGCACAAGAACGAGGCATATCACAGTTAGGCAAGACCCGTCCTTGTGCACAACTTGGTAGGTACTCCTCCATGCCCTTCATTATACGGAATAACGTCATGTAAATGCAACTGAAAATCTAGGTCATAGCAAAAAAAAAGGAGGGTTGATCTCCTCCCTTTTTTTTGATGTCAGGCTCTCCTTAAGCTAATCTGGGTGTGTTAGATAAGTCTTGCTCACCAGAAGGGAATGGGAACTTTCAATGGGAAATCCAAAGCTGCTATCTCCCAGCAGTCGTCAAACAGCTCTTTACATATAGGCAATGGTGCGAAAGGATATTTGACATTATAAAGCTGCTGCTCTCGCAATATCACATTTCCAAAACTAGGATGCTTCAGAATAGTACCCTTCTTCGCCTGTGGGAGCAGCTCTCGTATATACATAGTCAGTCTCCTTTCATGGATTTAGTCCAGTTCCTTTACAGTCAGGGCATACCAGATTTGGGTTGTTTATCAGAGTCTTACACCATCCCTTATCCACGCGCCCAGTTCCGTCACACTTGTTGCATGCCCCTGGTGCTGGCTCGGCTATCTCCCAGCGATCGTTGAGCACGTCTAGAGTGATTTTGACTAGCATGGTCTTGACGCCCTTTTCATCCCGCCAATAGAGTGTACCATTGCTCCACATTGCCAAGCACATAAATGCACGATTACTAAACAGAGCACCCTCCTCTGCCTGTGGGAGCAACTCTCGTAGATACATAGTCAGTCTCCTTTTCCATTGTAGACAATACCGCCACCAATGTTCATTAACCTAGTTTCAAGCTCCTCAACGCGTTGTAGTGCAGCATCAAGCTTCTCTTCGCGTAATACTGATAGCGTTGGAACCTCGGGCTCTATTAGTTTACCTGTTCCTTTACAAACAGGACATTCATAGACTTCGTCAAGAGAATTTGGAATAACGATTTTTTCCTTATCAGATAGCCTAAGGTGTGAGATATCCACGCGTCCCAGTCCCTTACACTTTGGGCATGCTCCCGGTGCTGGCTTGGATATATACCAAAAGTTGTCAAAAACCGCATTTGTCATAGTCACAGCTGAACCATGTCGGGCCACAGAAAGACGCTCTTGTAACCAAACACAATCTGACTTTACTGGATGCCCTAATACTGCACCAGCCTTTGCTACGTCAATTAGTTCACGTAGATACATCGTTAGTCTCCTTTCTTCAATACCAAGTAGCCACCGTCATCGTCTATTGCAATGATCTGACTTCCTGGTGGTAATTCTATTTGTTGTGGAGTTTCACCGGGGCGGACATACTTTTTGGCATCATCCTCACACTCTGTTACCCAAACAATATCTGATGCTTTGAATGCTGTAAGATCAATTCCGCATGCCTTAGCAGCTACCAAGATATCATCATTGCCAAGTTCGTCTGCCTCAAAGCGGACAACATCAAAGGCTGTTGTTCCCTTGGCGTGTACGTAGCCACTCGAAACGCGCCAAGCAGGTCCTTGCCATATAGCAACTTTATCTGTTTGGTTCACGAAAACCCTTCTCCTCTTACGTATTGGGATTTCGACGATCTTCCCCGGAGGCCATGCCTTTTCGTAGGCATCGGGGAGCAACGCTTCAGGAGGGGCTATCTCCCAGCGATTGTCGATGACGTCACAGTCAAGGATCAATGTTTCTCCACCATCTGGTCGGAAATTACCATCAGCGTCTATACGCACAACCCCTCGAACAGCTGGGTGTATCAAAGGAATGCCCTTCTTTGCCTCATTGAGTAACTCATGCGGGTACATTATCATCCTCCTTTGAGAGTTTTGCTCCACAGCACGCGCATCTGTGTCCATTCTCCGAGAATGTCTCCCATCTCCCGCCACACAAAGAACACACGCTCTGTATGTCACGCACGACCTGAAGATGTACCCAGTCCCGGCTACGGTGGTCACGTAGGAAGTCTTGGAAATCCTTAACGGCTTGATCAAGCTCCTTTGCATACTGTTCCCACTGAGCCTCGGTCATCCCGTAAGCTCTCCGAACCTCTGGGAAGGAAGCAACTACATGGGCATCCACAAGACGCTGGACTTCCTTGCATGTTTCCTGTACTGCGATTTGGTCACTCATAGCCTGTCTCCTTATGCTTTGTAAGTGGAGGGATACAAGGTGTCCACAAAAGTAATGGCCCCCATACATCCGATATAAAAATCCTTCTTCGTCGGCCACGGGTCTAAGGGAGCCATTGCATAATAGGCTGTGTTGGCATCGTGTATGTTTCTACATACGCACCAGACCCCATACTGTACTCCCTTGTCGTCGGCAGTGTTTTGTGCGTTCGAGAGTGCCTGTTTTAGTGTATTCATAACTGGACCCCTTCCGCTTTGGCAATTGCAGCCTGAAGAGCCTCAAGCCTACGATTAGGCCACGGCCCGTTTGCGCGGACGTAGCGCTCTAAATATGGCTGACAAGCCCGCGCCGCCTCCAACAGGTCAGGAGCCGCAGCGATTAGGTGTGCATTGGCCCGATTAACACCTACAATTGTCCCATCGGCCTCCACCCCTGCCTCAGGGTCCGCCACCTCTGCGACAACATAGCCCCCTCCAGCCCCCCGTATTGGGGGATTCACGTTGAGCGGTGCCATTACCCAGAAACAATACTCGGGTAAGGAGTGTCCGAAGGGATAATAAACCTGCCACGGTCCCGGCGTGTACTTTGATTCGCTCATAACCTGCCTCCTTATGCTTTGTCAATGGCTTCACGGGCCTCTTGTGTCATACAAGCCCACATATCTTCCTTGCCAACGGCTTGATAAGCTTCTTTTGTGATTCTGTGTTCACAACGCTCAATAAGCAAACGCAGTGCTGCCATCAGTATAGGTGCAGCAGCAACAGGATCAAGAATCTCTATACTCCAGCGATCATCAAGTAAGTTCTCACACGCTGTTAATGGATAATAAGGATGCTTAGTATCGTAAAGAGTTTGACCGCGCAAAAACACAGTTCCAAAGCAGGGATGGGTCAGAATAGCTCCATGCTTCGCTTTCTCGAGTAATTCATGTACATACATTTATCCCTTCTCCTTATTATCAAAACACATTGGAGGCGGTGGTGGATTATGCCCAATTCTTTCGGGTTTCAGTTTGTACCTCCAGTTAGATAACTTAAGTGTAAAGCTTGACATTCCAACCTTGTCGTTATCAGCATCATAATACCGCCAAAGCTCATTGACTAATTCTACTCTCATACCGTCAATTTCTATAGCTGCCCCCTTAGAGGCAGCTATATTTAATTCATCCCACGACTTCGGAGTTACCCAGTCATGGACAAGCATAGTTAAGCTCCTTTTAGTATGCGTTCTACACGGCTTTGAATTATAGCACCGGCAATGTCCCTCACTTTAAGGGCTGACGATGTAACGAAGCTGTTCCATAGATATTCCAGCATGCTGCGAAACTCCTCACGATCTTCCTCAGCTTTTTTAGCGCGCTCTTCCAGTTCTCGATTAGCTTCAAGCAGAGAAGCCTTATCCGCCCGCAGTGTCAGAGCCATGTCACCAAGATTAGCCCTCTGAGCGTCGAATTCTTCCGCTGCCCTCGCCGCCTTAAACATCACTTCCACATTCTCAGCGCGGTTTGCCAGTTCTCGATTAGCTTCCGACAACACTTCCACATGTTCATACGTGGATATTAGCTGATCATTGAGGTTGGCATTGCGTCCGGTCCAGAAGAGAACGCGCTCGTCCAAGAGGGCCATCCTTGTATCCGAGTTAGCCACAGCCTCATACGCCTTGTCCAATCGACTTTCGAGACGGGCAATTTTCTCGTCTTTGTCGTTCTCCAATGTCCCCAGTCCTCCCAGACATATATCGCCAGCGGAAAGTTCAGACAGATCTACGGACGACCCTGTCTTCTCCGGTATCCAATAACGCCAATTTGGGAGATAGCGGCCTTCGTTAGTCCTGGAAGCCAAGGTCTCGAGAGGCTTGGCAACGTAATGCCAACAGCCATCCTTCTCGAATACACGCTCCCCACAAACCTCAACCTTAGGACTAGAGTCCCGAGCACGTATCAACTCTCCCCATGTTTCTGGTTCAACCCATCCCATCATCTGTCTCCTTTAGTATGCGTTCTATGTGAAGTTGCATTGTGATACAAGCAACATCCTTCACCTTCTGTTCTGGCGGCGTAGCTGGCGGCGTAGCAAGACTGTTCCAGAGAGATTCCAGCGCAGTCCGAAGCGCGTCATGTTCGGCCTCAAGCTTCCTGATGTATTTACTGAGGGGTTCCAAAGGATCCGAGCTCCAATAACGCCAATTCGAAAGGTTGCAGTTCTCTGCGATTAGTAACGAAATATGGGCATAGTTATGTTTTTCTTCAGTGGGTTCGAGAATAAACCATAGATTACCTCTCGATAGGGCTACCCAGTTACCACAAAATGTGACGTCTATTCCGTTTTGCCCCTTCTCTGTCAACTCTTCCCACGTTTTTGGTTTAACCCAACCCATCACTTATCTCCTTATCTCTTTGTAATTGTGTCAAGAAGTTTTTCCTTATGCTATCCCTGAATTTTTCCTGACTTACCAAATCCGCTCCCTGCGAAATTGCATCAGCATGTTCACTCTCTGTAAGGTTATAATGTGGGAAGTTCCTTACATCCTTAAACTTCCTACGTTTAATCCCTAACCGTGCGGCATACCTGTGAAGTTTTCTGATACCTTCATCTGTATTACGAACAAACAAGTCGGATATTTTAACCCCATCACGGAGTCTTAACCTATTTACATAAATGCTGCCCATGCTTTTATCTTGATCCTTGCCCATCATTTATCTCCTTTTAGCCTATACCGCCAATTCACAAGGCGACGGCACTTGGCTGTAAATGGCAATGGCCCGTCGGATGGCCATCCGTAGAAATAATACCAGAAGCCGTTTTTTGAAAACACCCGCTCGCCGCAAAATTCAATCACTGCACCGTTGCGCTTCGCGACTTCAATTTCTTCCCACGTCCACGGTCTTCTCCACAGCCTTTTATCTCGATCCTTGCCCATCGAATCTCCCATCCCTTTTTAGTTTCAGCGCGTATTGTTCCCTAGCCCTCAGGATTGCTCGACGGCGTTTGTTGATTGCCACGCTACACTCGATCTCATCATCAGGCAACGGACCGAAGTGTGGCATATCTCTCCACGTCCTTGGTTCAACCCGTAGCATTACTCATTCTCCAGGCCTCTAATTGTGCTTCTACTTTACTGCGTACTTGCCCGACGGTTTTGCGCAACACGTCGTCGAACCACTTAGCCACTGGAGCAGGTGCATCTTCCAGTGCGTGCTCGACACTCTCCATGAAATCTGTAGCAGTCTTCCGGAGCAAATCCCACTCGTCAACCGGAAGGAGGAGTGCACGCTTATGGAATAACAGCAGTCCTAACTTCTCTGGGACATTCACGGTAATCCGAGCCGCAGTATGCAAGACACCATTTGGCACGGAGTCTTTTTCATCTATGAGTTTGATGCCCTCGACAAACCCTATACGTTCCTTATCTGGATGTCCCATTACTCATCCTCCCTCTTTAATACGCGTTCTACCCTAAGGCGCATTGTGTCAGAAGCAACGTCCTTCACGCTTACGGATGCCGCTGTGGCGAATCCGTTCCATAGGTATTTCAATACATCCCGCAACTCGTCACGTTCTTCCTCAAGCTCCTCAATGTATCCAGGGGTGGGCGCGAAAGGATTCGCAAGCCAAATCCCCCAATTCTCAAAATTGCGGCTCATGAAAGTAAATTCAATCCGTTCATAGTTGTGGTTGGTCTTGACGTCTTTGAGGATATACCAACAATCATCCTTCGAGGCGACGGCCCGGCATCCGCAAAAAGTGACTTCTGCTCCTTGTCGCCCTGCTACTGTTAGCTCTAACCACGTCTTTGGTGGAACCCATCCCATCAGCTGTCTCCTTTTGTGAATTCTCTGCTAACACTAAAGATCAACACTCAATACTATGTCAGTGCCTTGTCCAAAGTAGCTAAGCTCAATGCCTTGTCCAAAGCAACCAGGCTATCCTCTTTTGCGTGAAGAACATTCCGACAAGCTTGCTTCAGATTATACAAAGCATGGTCTAATTTTTCAGCAAGCTCTCTCGAACATTTTGCACTAGTCATTTCACAATTATACGTGAAACTGAGTGCGTCAAGCTTACCTTCAAGCTCTTCTGCGTGCTCTGTTTGTGCGGTAAGGAGAGCTTGAAGGTTAGAGACATTGCTTTCTTCCCTCTTAGCACGCTTGCTCTCGGCCAGGCGCTCAATAGCACACATATTGCGACTCTCCACGAGCTGATTTATACGATCTACCTGGTGATCAACAACCGCGTTAAGCTTAAGGACTTCACCTTCAGCCTTATCAGCTCTATTCTCCGCAATCCCCAAACTAGATAGCAGCTCACTCTTCCCGCAAGTTTCCCGTGCTAATGTAGCCTCAAGCTCAGAAACCCTATCTGGTGTCGTAACCCTGTCATAGATTAAAGTATTGAGCTTAGACTTCGACTTAGAGACCTCATATTCAGCCTTACGAGCACGATCCAAGTCCGCATCCCGATAGGCCACCGCAGCCTTAAGCTCCTTTATAAGGTGTGCTTGGGTATCAATCGTATCGTTAAGATCAGCGAAGACATCAAACTCCTCCATCTCTGCTGCACAAGTTTCAAGCTCTATTATGCGAGACTCTTGTATGGCATTGACGGCATATGCCGTTGCTAATGAGGCCTCAGCACTAGCAGCAAGCTCTGTCTTAGCATCAAGCGCAAGCTCAAGATGTATTATATGTTCTTCACACCGAACTATAGTAGCTTTGAGCTCAGAGACTTTATCCTCTGCATCGCGCGAACTAGCCTTTGCAATCTGCCAACTCTCAGCCCACGCGATACAATTCTTCTTCAGCGTAGAAGCTACTGTAGCAGAATCTTGTAGCGTATTCTCAAGCTCCTCTATACGATCTGAGGAGGCATAAAGACTCCTGGCCTTAGACTCAACGCTGGCAGAATGCCTCTTTTCATCCTGCAAGATAGCCTGCAGATCATCAGTCTCCTTAGCAGAGGCTTCTAGCGCAGCTTCAGCTTCCACAACACGTGCACACGCAGCCTCATTATTATCCATCACGCATTTAAGATTTTTCTTGCAAAGGGCTAGCTCAAGCGTAAGATCACCAATACGTCTACCTTTTAGAATAGACCCGCTGTAAGCGTTTCTTTGAAAAGCGTCTTCGTTTGCCTGTTCTACCTCCTTTTTCTCTTCGTTGTCTATTTCTACACTCCCTGTTCCAGAACAAATGGGACAATTTTCCCTGACCCACCCTCCTTTATTGGATGGGCCACAAAGCAGTCCTTTTCCTTCACAAACTTTACACGGTATCGTCATACTAGTCTCCTTTTGTGTTATTCTTTATCTACTTTGGCAACCCGAGAACCATATCATCATCTATCGCCCTGTGAAGATCTTCTAGATTCTTTTCAGTTGAATTAAAAAGTTTCAAACAAGCCGCCCTCAAATGAACTATTCGGTGTGCCAGCACGGTGCCACACTTCGTCTCAGACTTAAGGTGCTTATCTGAGACATCAAGATCCTCGGAAAGAGCTTCGATGTGATCCTCAAGCTCCTTTATTTTTTCTGCCTGTATGTTATCAGTGGTCTTGTTATGCTGAGCGGAAATGAGTTTGATCCTGTCACCAATACGAGCTAAGACAGTTTCAGGAACGCCTCCAGGTTCACCCATATACCACCCAAGCCGCAGCACTTTCTGAGCCAAAGACACGAACTTAGTCTCAAACAGCTCTTCATGCTCTCGAGATTGCTTATCCTCTAGCTCCTTTAGACGCCCTGCTTGATTCTCAGTAATAGTGGTAAGCTCAAAGATTTTAATATCGGCTTGGTCAGCACGTGCGTATGCTTTCCTCCATTCCTGAATTATCTCCTGTTCAGCTTGAGTAGCGTTTTTTAGCTTAGTCAAAAGCTCATCTATGCGCTCTATTTGATGAGTTATTCGACCTACCTGCTGAGAAATAGTAGCTTCAAGCTCAACGACTATAGCCTCAGCCGCATTAGCACGTGCCGTTTGAGCCTCCAGGCTGTCTGCCCGTTCCAATTCCTTTCGCAACTTAGCAGCATTCTCATCCATAGAAACTGTCAGCCTAGACACAAGCTCCTTTGTGCCCTCTAGTAGTTGAGAAGGAGAAAGCTTGACGTCGGATTCCTCTACGTCGGCTGTTCCTACCCTACCTGTCCCACCACAGGCAGAACATTCATGTAGTAACGGAAATACACCACGAACAATCCCTTCTCCTTTACATTTTTTACATGATATCAGCATACTATTCTCCTTTTGTTTATTCTTTACTATTCTATTATGCAGGGCCGTGTATTTAGCCTCAATCTCCTCAGCAAACGTGTAATCTCGCTTAAACTCTTCTATATCGTCTGCCTCTACCATACCTGTCCCACCACAAGAAAAGCAGCTGAATATCAGAAATAGACCAGGACTCAAGCGACCTGTTCCTTCACAAACTTTACACGGTATCATCATACTATTCTCCTTTTGTGTTATTCCAGAAAAGATAACTGAAACCCGACTCCTGTATCTTGCCCATTGCCGCTCCGGCTTCTTCAGAACTACTAAGCAAAGACTGGAAGAACAACCGACATGCATCTTCCAGCTTAGCTAACTTGACCTCAGCCTTGTAAGCACGACCCGTTTCCTCCCTTCGATCTTCTTCAGCATCCATAAGGCGAGTTTCTGCGGATTCACGAGCACGAACACAGACAGCAAGCTCAGACTCAAGCGTGCTGATTTTGCTCTTAGCCTGGGCAACACGGTTCCTCTCAAGCACACACCTAGTTTCTGCGATATCACGATCCTTGATACAGCAGACAAGCTCATTATCAGTACTGCTGAAAAAAGGCATCTTTGGCATAACCATACTATTCTCCTTTTACTTGATGCTATTAGTATCTCCGTACTGCGTAGTTATTTTCCAGATTCTCACAAAACCAGCCAAACGCATCATTCAACCTTTCAAACGTGGCTGAAATATCTTCATTCTCCTTAAGCTGGAGGAGTGCCAACTTTCTATCCCCGCTAGGATAATCCCCAGGAAGATAGACGGTGAGAACCTCTTCACTGCTGACCCTGTTAAGAGAGGGATAATTACGGGAGTAGAATACAATTGGCTCCTCGGAGTAGAATGCCTGTGATCTATTCCCGAGATAGCGAGATATAGCTAGCTTACCTCGCAGTTCTTTGGGAAATACATGTATCCGAAACCCTAACATGTCACTCAGCCTGAAGACTACTGTGGAGAACATGATGTCTGTCTCATCGAACGCACTATGGATCTGACTTTCTCTTACGTCGTTCACAATAGGGTTACCGCAGTCTTTGTAGATAACTTCCGGGGTGATACTAGGTTTTGAATCTGAGTTCTCTTCCCATAATAAGGAGTCATCTATAGTTAAAGCATCAGCTGGTTCTCCGTCAGATAAGTCTCCTCCAACGTAGACAAAACGACATGCGTGAGAGTTCCATTTTACAAGCGTCCACCCATAATTAGGAACATGGGTACGCATTGTAATACCTTTTTTGATCATCATACATCGTGCTTCTCTTGCATCTACTGACCTAGGCATATTCGTCCTCCTTTTATTTGACGTTATTAGTCTCCCTGTATTGCGTAGTGCTCTTCTATGAAAGTGCAGAACCACGCAAAAGCAGCGTCCAACTTTGTATGAGCAGTCGAAGTATCTTTATGCCTACCGAGCTGGAGGAATGCTACTCTGTTATCGCGCGCAGCAGAATTCCCTGGAAGATAGACGTGGAACACATTATCAATAGAGTTCAAGCCAAGCTCAGGCTCAGCACTGGAGTAGAATATAGCTGAATCAGGCATTGTCATATTCGAAGGGTAGCGAGCTATCCGTAACTTACCACGCAGCTCATCAGGCATTACTTTAACCTGGAACCCCAATACGTCAGCCATTCTGAAAACTATTGCAGAGAATAAAATGTCTCCCCCATCGAACGCCCTATGGAAACGACCTATTTCTATTCCATACCCAAGAACGTTTTTTACGTCTCCGTATATGACTTTCGGGGTAACGATCGTTTTTTCTTTTGGAGCCTCTTCCCATACCAGATGAGGCTCCATAAGGAAAGATAAGTCATCCCCATTCTCACAAGTGAAACAATACTCGTCGGGATTCCATGATACTATCTTCTTATCCACATGGTTAGACTCTGGAGCACCTACAAACGTGCGCATTCTAATACCGTCCTCGATCATCTTCTGTCGTGCTTCTCTTGACCTAAATACTTTTAGCATCTCCATCATCCTTTTATTTGATGTTAATGTGTTCTTTTTATCAAATAATGCTCTTTCAGGTAATAACAAAACCAGTCGAAGGCTTCAGCTAAGCTTGAATACGCGCTGTAGGCCTTTTCCGTGCTAGGAAGCTGTAAAAATGCCACCTTGCCATCGTCTGACCTTCTGCTCCCAGGAAGATAAACACTAAGCAGCGTGTTACCGTAGCCCTTGGCCATCTCAGGAAACGAAGAGGATAAAAAGTCAACGCAATCACTCTCAGTAAGATCATACTTAGCTATCATCTTCGCACCACGCAGCTCATCAGGCATTACCTTGACCTGGAAGCCTACGAGAGTTCCCATCATAAAGACTACCGCGGAGAATAAGGTGTCTACTCCATCTTTGGATTCATAAAGGTGACTTTTTCCTTCGGGTAACTCAAGATCGGACTCGTTTCCTAAGTATAAGCCTTTCGGAGTAACGGGCGTTCTTGTTTCTTTTACGGCCTCTTCCCATACCCGCCCAGGATTCATAAGGAGAGACATGTCAGCTCCCACGCAGACGAAACAACTCTCTTCTTTATTCCACGACATTTTCACAGACTTCGACTGCTCAGAATCGAGGTCAAAAACACATGTGCAGAAACTCTTACCATATGCGACCATCTGCAATCTTGCTTCTTTTGCACTAAATACTTTTCCCATAGTACCCTCCTGTGATTTGGTTATGGTTTGCATCTTAGGCTCCTTCTGTAGTGTTTATGAAATGTTCAACTATGAGTAGAAGCTCATTGTCAGTTAGCATGTTAAGGACTTCCTGTGCCTCATCAAACAAAGGAGACGCATCTTCCCTCTTCCTAACCTCGCGCCAGTAGAGACTCATTCCCTTTAGATGCTTACGCTGATCATCTGTGAGAACATAGCTTTTAATCATTAGTTTTCCGCCTCTATGTAATAGTTCTCTTCCAAGAAGGCACAAAACCACTGAAACGCAGGATCCATAGCAGCATAAGCAAAGTCAGCCTCTTTCATGGTCTCGAAACGGAAAGATGCCACTACACTATCTTGATGCCAGTCATTCCCAGGAAGATAGACTTTAAGAATTTCTGGGTAGTGAACTGCAAGATCTGGGTTATTGCCGCTAAAGAATACGACATCAGTATCCGCATACTTATAGCTAGCTAGCTCATACTGAACACGCAGCTCATCAGGCATTACCTTTACCTGAAATCCAATTGTTCTTTTCATCCTGAACAGCAGAGCAGAAAACATAGTAGAGGAGCCCTGGAAGGCCGAATAAAAATCTAAGTCTGCTGAATCAATCTCAAGAGCATTCTCGTAGTCCTGGTAGATCTGTCTTGGAGTGAGAAGCTTCAATCCTTGGCCAGGGGACTCAAACCACAGCGAAATGGGATCTAGAACAATAGATGGGGCATGTCCTTCTCCGCATACAAAACGATGTGCCACAGAATCCCAATACGCCTCAACGACGACCGCGTCCATTTCAGTTTGGACATGAGTCTGCATTCTAATCCCATCCTCAACCATCTTACGTCGGGCCTCGTTTGAGTTAACAAATTCAGGCATTTCTATCTCCTTTTAATTTGCATTGATATTCAGATTCCAGCTCGTCGCAGAACTGAAGAAGGCTAGCTTTCAGGAGCTCGAACACTCTTTCTGGATCTTCAGTCTTCATTATGGCTATATTTCCATCGGCGGTTCTGTCACTACCAGGAATACCGATATGCAAATAGTCAGGTCCACCAGAGAGAGACGGAACACTCTTACTCTCAATGATAACATGGTCACTAAAGTTTTTAACAGCGATATGATGGTTCGTTCCCCTAAGCTCATCAGGCATTACACTGACCTGAAATCCTACCTGCTTCCCCATTCTAAACAGATCAGTGGAAAACATAGCTTGCTTGGAAAACGCAATACATGACCATTCATCATCAACGTCAAATGATACAAGATTAAGTGCGCTGTCTGAGAGAAATAAAGGAGTCAACATTGGCTTTTCGTCCCAATCTATAGTGGCTCCGTGATCCTTTGCCTCTTCTATCATGCGAGTTACGTTCTCGGTCCACTCTTCCAGCCCCTTTCGTCTGAAGAGCTCTGTCCTAACGCCCGCACCCGTGAGCCTCTTCACAAAACGGGCGGTGACTCTATTGCCAAAAATTTTTCCGCCCACAGGACAACTCCTTATCTTTACATCCTGCGCGTTGAAAGCCGCAAGGGTATACGCACTAAGGGCGTGTCCGCAAGCTACTGTGAGATTGAGAAAGGTGGTCGAAACGTAAACTCCGTGTTCTCCGCCATAAACAACTTTGTTGACGGGATACTCCAGAATTTTGCCTCCAGTGTTCCCGGCAAAAGGACTCTTTCCGTCTTTGGTTAAGAGCTTAAAGACAAGATACTTAGGGACATTCTCATCCCATGTAGCGCTTTCTACCTCTGAGTCATACTTTTCATACCATACGAGAGCTTCATCGGCAATAACTGGATACTTTGTTTTATAGCCATACTGGTTTGAGTCTTTCTTCTTAAAGCAAAATTCAATAGGATCATACCAATAGACATCATCATCCCCCAGCAGTCCCATATGAGCCCCATTTATCATCATAAGGTGTCTTGCTTCACTTGTGCTATATCCCATGTTGGTATACTCCTTGAACTAAAGGCGAAAAAAAGCAGTAGTATTGATACAGAACTCTCGACGTTTCCAGGGCAGGAGCTAACCTCTATATAACAAAAAGCTCCTGCCCACAGGTAAGTTCCTACAAGATATCCAAGAGCTAGTCTATAGGACCACCAGCTCCTTCTGCGTTCATGCTGTCGAACATGGCTCTGTAGGGAAGCCATGCCACGGCCCCAGTCCTCTTATTGTAGTTAGGGGACATACACTCATCAGAATTTCGATGAGGTTCGATCGTGCGACATTCTTTCGGCCGCTTTTCAAAAGGAAGCATACACCCTTTCTCGGAATCCCAAAATGTACACGCGCCGCGATAAGCCGGGTCAAAGATACGCCCTTCGTTCCCCTTAGTCGCGGGGCGGACGTAATACGCTCTATCGATAGTCTCAGAGCCTACTCTAGGATCTCCCTCCCACCAATCAACTGCCCACTTTCCCGATTCAATTGCATCTCTGACATTTTGCTCGATATCAGGTTCCCAATCCTCAGGAAACGAGGACCCTGGCATAGAGGCACAGCATTCACCTCCGCAGGCTGCGCAAATGCCTTCGTTCAAATACTCGCCTTCAGGCAAGTCTATGGTTTTTTCTCCAGGCATAGCTTATCTTCCCTTTCCCTCGTTATAGATCCGTCTGGCCACACAATAGACACTGGGAGCTCCTCAGCTCTCGCCAGACGAATTGTTAACCACACGTCCACCCATTCTTCCTCTTTCATACCTCCGGGAGCTGCCAGAACGATCTGAGACGCTCTGACGATGTCCCCGTTTCTTTGCTCTCGGTACTTAGGAGTGTGTATCTTACCCCCAGCGCAGAAGGCACGAACAAGTGAGTCCGTGCCAGGATGGATAACAAGAAGCGCATGGGGTCTGAGAAGCTCCACCATTCCGTGAAACTCAGCATCAGCCCCAAGACTGTCTCCATGATGCGCCTCTGTAACGTAATGCCTTTGAACCTCTTCCGTCAGGGCATCGCGCTGTGGTTCCGTAAGTCCTCTCGCTGTACCTGAGAATCCAACGCGAAACGCTTGGGTTCCCATGGAGTCTTCTCCTTTAGTTAAGGGTACAGATGGGAAAGTCTTGAGGGAACAAGGATATAAATATTCCATCAACCCATCCGTCAAGCAGGCGTTCGAGCTCTGCTTGGGTGTCTTTGAAGATCTGGAGATTTTGCCATATCTCCAGAAGGGGGCAAACCTTTTCAGTGTTGCCTTTCTCCTGAATATCATATGCGCACTCTACCTGCCTTCGAAGGACATCATACCTCTCTCTTTGCGTTTCGGAAACTATCGGCACTGGCTCAGTTTCCAGGATCCCGAACGTATTCAGGAGGCCTGAGAAATATGATGTGCCATCTGAGGTTTCGAGCAGGACCCTGAGATCGTCCGCACTGCTGACTTCATCGTCGCTCTTGTATTTGATGTTACTGGGTTCTTGCCCCAGAATATGTTTCCGTAGAAACCACACACTAGCAGCCGTGTCCAATGAGTTTGTCCCATACAAGTCCACTGACTTTCTCCTTCTGTGTGAGAAAGGAGGGAAACCTCTAAAACGAGCTTCCTCCCGCATGTTGATGTTATTCGCTAACTTCGCCCAAAGCTGGAGACAGCGTGAATGCTGCTGTCTTCATTTTTTTCCGTCTTTCCTCTCTCCATATATGTAAGCGCAAGTCATCTTCCCTATTGGCTCTGGCTATTTTTGCCCTGGCCGACGCCGAAGACATATGTATCCTCCGCAAGGCCACTTCGCACAAGGGACATCTAGGAAACCCTGCTGGAGGATCAGTTTGTTCCCAGTAGATTAACAATTCTACTGGATCAGTTGTAAGTCCGCAGCATGGGCATTCATAGCCTAGGCATTCGTCTTTTTTTAGCATTGTACCCCCTTAGATTTTAACATCAGACAGGAAGGCCTGGTCGAAATTCGCCATGATAACCTTGGCCTTACGCATGTCAGCACCTTCAAGGATAGACTTGCTAAAGTCAGCCTTTACGCAATGCGCTTTACGCAGATCCACATCTAGGAGAAAGCATTCTGACAAAACTGCTCCATCGAGGAAGGCACCATAAAAACTGGATCCTCCCAAGTTCGAACCTTTAAAGTTTGCTCCATCGGCATGAACTCTACTCAGATCCGCGCAGATAATCTTGGCGTTCTGAATCATAAGCTCAGACAACCAGGCTTTACGGAGCTTGACTCTGTTAAGCTTGGCCCCAGTGAGATCGGCCCACTGGAGATGGGCTTTTGACAAATTTGCCCAACTCAAGTCAGCGCCTCTCAGGTCTGCCCTACTAAGCACGGCTCCTCGCAAATCTTCCCCACAAAGATCAGCCTCAAACAGGCTAACCCCATCACACACGGCGACCTCCACAGCTCTTTTGAGGCTTTTCGCCAAACCCTCCCAAAGAACCTTTCCCTTTATACTTCTAATCTTCATCACTTGTCCTCCTACTGTAACACTTACTCTCTATTCTTTATGTAGTCTGGCCAGAGAGTTTAGCCGGGAAAGACTAGGATAGGTTATTTGTTGAGTTTCCCCAAGAATAAACCTACCATGTATTATATTATAACGCATGGTAGGTCATTATTAAGGCTTGTCTGAGGGCGGAAAATGGTCAAAAAGAGATGAACTCTGCTGCTGATTTAATCATATTTAACCTCTTCTAGAGACCTTGTTCCCCGGCTTCGATGTCCAAGAATCTCTGGGCTGATGGGTCTTCTACTTGTGATGGATATACACTAGCCTCAATATATCTCTGAATCATGTCAGCCTTCTCTCTCGACTCCCCAGCCTCATTCTTATAGAACTCGGGAAGCTTTCGTGCTTCGTTTCTGGAAAGAGTTCCAACGCCAAGCCCTGCACCAGTACCCATCACTCCACCCAAGAGCATAGACTTAAGATACTCGGGGTTTTCTTTTGCCATGAGCCAAGTCAAAAGAGCTCCTATACCTGCTCCCCCAAGACCCCCTGCGGCGGCATAGGTGGCCTCTCGAGGAAGGCCTGCTATGTTCGGAAAATGGTCTTCTTTTGATTTTTGCGTAAGCCTATCAGTATTGCCCTTCTCGTGCTGCAGTAACGATCTAAGATCCTCTTGCCCACGCTGAACCTGCCATTCTTCGGCACTCCTTCCTTTCAGAAACTTCAACCTTCCCTCTAACTTTTTAATTCTATCATCAACATCCCGAATTGAGTCATTAACAGATCGTGGCTCAGTCCCTGCTTTTATCATAGACATACCATCAAGAACCAAGCCTAGCTGGGCTTCTGCCTTTTTTCTATCGAAAAGACACTGCTTACGGAAATGACCATTTATTCTGTCTGCTGCTGATTTAATCATAAGACTAATTATCCTTTTTTAGATCCAAGTTGTGATCTCAACTTGCGTAAACCGCCCTGAGTAGCCCCGTAGAGATACCCAGCGCGATCTCCAAGCCAACGTGAAAGTCTTGCGTCTGGAGTAGTTCTGTTCTTATATGTATCATAGAAACCTTCTCCAAATCCCTTAAGAGACTCTGTTGGCTGAGATGCGAATTCCGGCGCGGACACAGTGAGAAATCTACCTAGAGTACCCACGGCCTTTCCGCTTTCGTATGGGTTAAGAGCTCCAGCTACAGCTCCCCCTATATTATCCTTAGATCCTCGAGAGAGTGCTTCGAGTTTCTTATTGTAAACCTTAGTGTTAAACGCACCAGCACCCATACCAAGCGCAGCAAGAGCAGTTGCAACTGGAACCCCCCAAGACTTAGCTGCTGCCTGAACCCCGCTTGATGCACTTATACCCGTTCCTAATGTCGCCCCTGCTCCTGGAAGTGCTCCTACAACCCCCGAGCTAAGAATCCCAGCTGTCGAAGCATAAGGCACAGCTTTTTTTGCTGCTAGGGCATAGGGAGCAGTAACATCGGCAGCTGCAGCAACATTTCTTGTTGCAAGTGGATGCTTCGTAGCTGTGCTAATTCCCCCTCTTTGTAGAGCAGTTAGTCTATCCCCCGCCCACTCTTTTATCGAATTAGGAACGGTTTCTTTCGTAGGAGTTATAAAATCGAACGTTGAAACGGAATGAAGCACATCACCTATCTTATCCCAGCCAGTTGGGTTTTTGGTTTTTTCCAAAGCCTTACTACCAAACGTCTTCATCACTCCTAAGGTATGCTTTGCCGCAGAAGAAAGATGACCAATTTGTTTGTCGGTCCAAGCAGCAATTACAGGAGGCTCGAAAGGAATACCAGGGATCTTTTCCTTCATAATGGATGCAAAGCCAGCTTTCATCCCCGGTGTAAGTGGAAGTTTCATATAGGACTGTGCAAGCGCCCTTAAGGAGTTAAGAGCTTTTTTTGGGTCTATTTTTTCAATATCGCGTGGCGTCCTAGAAAGATCTAGCAAAGAGGCAGCAAAGACTACTACGTTCTTTTTGTGCTCTTCAATCTGTCCCCCAGTCCCCGGAGATGCAAAAAGGGCAAGACGCGTAGAGCCTTTGCCCATATTCCATACGTCTCGAATTATACTTGTCTCAGGATCAGTCAAGCCCGTCATGCCACTTAAAGTCTGTTGAACCGCGCCAAAGAGTGAGAATTTCTTGTAGGTTGAACGCGCCTTCAAAGCCTTTTGGGCTATTGTGGGTGGGGAAGAAGGTTTGGCTGTCTGTTCTTTTGCTGCTAGTTTTCTCATGCCACCACCCCCAGGGTATTTAAGTCAAATTTAGTCTTGGGGCGTTCCACCAGTCCCTGTATCCTGTTTACCATGTACTCTTGAAGTTCTGTTGGAGCCTTATCATAGTCAAACTCTCCTGTACGATTTCTAGACTTCCGGGAAGGGTGAAAGAATGGATACAGCCTCAGTGCATCTTCAGCCTTTTCAGACGTATCGATTATCTCCCCTGTTTCTTGAAAATATCTCTGCTTGATATGAGAAAGTCTAGGGTCTATCTCTGCTGGCGTAAGACCATACCTTACAAAGTCTTCTGTATATGTATCAAAAGGCTTCCGAGGATTTTTCTTTAGATACGAATCTGCAAATCTTTGAGACTCGCCTAGAGATTTCCAAAGTGGCTGTTTCCAAAGCTGTAAAGAATGCATCAGCTCATGACGCATAGTTGCATCAAAATCAGGAGTATATGCTAAGTTAGCGGCATTTACACCTACCTCATCCGTTTTCGTATCGTAATACCCATCGGTCATCGAGTCGGGAGAAAGAGTTTCAAACTTGACAGGAATCTCCCTATGGAGTGCCTCAGGAGATAAGTCTGGCCATGGAATGTTTTTCTCAGTAGAAGATAGACCTAGCGTCCACTTATTAGGCACGCTCACTGGAAACGGACTATCTTTCTGGTGCTGCAAAGCCTTCTGATGCGCTTCATCCCAGCGATCTCCATACTCCATACTCCTATACTGAGGAGCAAGATAGGAATGCGGAGAAGTAGTCCCTACGTTAACATCGAAGTCTACAGGTTCCACTAGAGCACGCTGAGATTGATATGATCTACCAGCGCGATGAGCAAGAGTGTTCAAATTCTTCCGTGTTCGGGAAGGAGGAACCTTTAACTCAGCGCGCTCCCCCTTCTTCTTGAGGCCACGAAGACACTTCAAGTAGAAATACTGATCTAAGTGATCTCGTGCAGTATTTAACACTCTCTACCCCAGACTAAAAGTTAAATCCTTTCCTTACCTATAGGCTACACCGATATTCCACCTGTAGGAAGCTCTAGGTCAGGAACAGCTCCTTCGCCCCCGAGCTGATCTTTCCAATAGCCTGCGCCTGCTCCAACACCGCCGCCCGCGAGTGCGCCAAGGAGCATATTCTTGAGATACTGTGGGTTCTCTTTTGCCATGAGCCAGGTAAGAATTGCACCCAGACCCGCGCCTCCACCCGCTCCCATAAGACCATAGCGAGCAGCAGGATTATCAAAAATACCGGATAACCCCTCATTTTCAGAGCCCAGCATCGTAGCCGCATCGCCAGCTTGTCCGCCTATAGTCCGAGTGAGTTGATCGGCATCCATATTTTTTAGTTTCTCAAGAGGATCGACATAAGGAGACTCATCCCCTCCACTTGCGAGGCGGTTCGTCGAGACCGGACCGCGCAGCAGCACCTCCGTCCAATCCACGGCGCGCTTGTTCATATCTTCCAGAGTAAACCCCAAAGAAGCCTCTGCGACAGCCTTATCGCGAAGACACGTTACACAAAAATGTCCATTTATTCTTGCTGCAGCTGATTTAAGCATTATTTATACCTCGGGTAAATGTTGGAAAGGAACTTCTGAGTCTCTTCGTTTATCTGTTTCTCTCGTCGGTTTGCTATCCATCCCCCCAAACGCTCTGCCATCCCCCACGGTGTAAAGTAAGAGCCCGTAAGAGGCGCACTTCCTGGAAGAGTAGGAGAATTAGGAGCTAAAGGAATGTTACTAACATCTCCAACGGAAGGATCGTGGATGTTGTCTACGGGATCTGCCAAAGCATCCAACACATTGTTTCTTGCCGCAATAGCTCCAGCCTGCTTAATGAGAGTTCGGCGGGCGAAATACTCAGAAAGACGCTCCTTTGTTGAACTAGGCATTGTAAATCCTCATGTGAAAAAAGTTCTTTCCGACCATAAGATATTTTAGCGTCTAAAGGTTCACCTGTCAAACGTCTTTTTTTCCTGGCTCATAGCAAAAAAAAAGAGAGGAAGAAAACCTCCTCTCTTTTTTAGACCTTAGATAAGAAGCTGCTCCACAGCCTCCCCAAGTTCCGTCAGTTTAATCCTAAGACAGCTTCTTCAGCTGGTCCTGTAGATCCTGTAGGGTAAATAGACTCATCTTTACGCTCCTCCTCTACAGGAATCTTCAAGTTATCATAGTCTATTCTCTCATTTTTTCCTGGAACCTCCCCAACTTCTTCTTTCAGCCTCTCAACCTCAGCTATCAAGGCAAGGCCAATAATGCGAATGGTTGGGATCTCTATTGTTTTAAAAGGTTCATCAAGTGTTAAAAGTGCCTCTTTGAGTATAGCCAGGTTCTCTTCGGTAACGTCGAAAGCTTTCATACACCCTCCCTCTCGCAGAAGACTATCTCTGCATAGAAAAGTTAAACAGGGCCAGGAAAATGAGTAAGACTGAGAGGAGCCGGAGGACTCCTCTCACTGCACCACAGCAAAAGCCTAGGCTAAGCTGTCATAGTCAGGAGCAATTGTCGGACTAGCACGGAGAATACGCACGTAAGGAGTCAAAAGCTCTGCTCCATCTTTCCAAACACTGTTACCCGTAGCTATGTCTTTATGCCACCAAACAGGTGAGTATGTGGAACTAATCCTTTCTACGCCATTTGGAACTTTCCACACAAACTTAACAAAATGCGCATAAGAATGTGCGTGGACGATAGAATACACTTTGTCATTGTATGTGTAAATCCATTTTTTGCTGGACAGATAACACTTTAGGTCAACCGTGCGTGAAGGTTCTTCAGTTAACTGCCAATCCAAAGGAACATTTCGGAAGGCACACTCACGCATAGCAGGCATCATCATCTCAATATCCTCTTTTATGATCCTGGCTATAGGCTTCTTACCAGAAATCAGATGAAAAGCCTCAGCTCTAGTCAACCTACGCACACGCAAAGCTGTGAGTTTTTCGTCCTCTGTCTCAAAATGAACAGGAACCCTCCGAAAATGTAAACTTTCACATTCAAACAGTGCACAAATAAACCTCTCGGGGAACTTTTCAACTTCATCAACACATCCAGATATCATATTGTTCCAGTTACGCGAAACATACACCCCATGCTCTCCTCCGTCAACCCACGTATCTACGGGGTAGTCTAAGTCTACGCCCCCATGAGCTGAAGCTGCTGGACTTCTTCCGTGAGGCGTGAGGAGCTTTAAGGCATACCTGTTACGCTCTGGTTTCTCAGATTTAGCTTTAGCTAAAGCTGCAGGTTTAGACTCCGGATCGGGTACTATAATCCAGTCAAAATTCGAACTAATACCTGCGTATATGACGTCGTTTACCCACATATCTAAAACAGGATTCCAATACTGGAATACCCCGTTTGACCAACGGTGGGGCGTAGTCCTGTCATACAGGTCTGACAAATACTCTTCCTGAGCAGGCTCATGCTCTAAGGAGCGCATCATGCACAAACCTTCCCTGGCGATCATAAGGTCAATTGCTTCTTGTCTTGTGAAACAATCTTGCTTTTGCATTATACTGTCCTCCTAAGCTTATGAAAGAAACCTATCCCAGTTTTCAGACGTCATTCGCCTGCCCTTCATAACCTGTCGTAAAGCTATCATCTCTGTGTCCTCGTCAACAACAGCAAAGAATCTTGCTCCGCAACCTAAACAATTTAGCTCAAAGCGGTAGTATCCTCCCGGCTGAAACCCAAGCTCTTCCGTTTCTAGCGGTTCTCCACAATGTGAACAAAACATCGCCACTACCCCTCTCTTTTTTTTGTAGAACTAATTCAATTGACTAGCAGCTTGCCTTTTGAGTCTACGTTTTTTAGCTAAGGATAAATTCCTTCGCACGCGCGCTGCCTCTGCACTCTTTCTGAGACAGTTCACGCACGTCACAGCATCTCCCGTAGTTTTATCAAAAAAACCCAAACCGATACGCCTACCACAAAGAGTTTTCCAGTCGCTCTTCGAGAGATCCTCTTGATGAATAACTCCCCCTTTTTTCAGAATCCAACGTCGCATAAATCCCTCCTTAGTCGAAGTAAAAAAATAGGAAAGAAGATTCTCCGGGAGGACTCTCAGAGAACCTCCTTTCCCTTGGTGGAGGCCTATTCAGCTCCCTCAGGTGGATCCATTTTCAACGCCCCAGCTTCAAGCTCGGACATGCTCACACCCAGAAGAGAACTGGCAGCCGCCCAAACCTCTTTGATCTGCTTAGTGGTGGTCGCTAGCCAAACCGTATCCAGCATTGAATCTTGTTCTCTCCGAAGCTTAAGGATACCTTTCCCCAACTCAGTCTCAGCGAGGATCGAAGGCTTTAGTGAGTTAACATTCTGTATCCTTATGGTTCGCGCGCTACTTTTGATATCATACAGCTGCTGCCTGCGAACAGAGGAAGAATCCATCCCCATGACCGTAAGTGCAATAGAATTAGTAACGTCCTGGAGGTCCCCACCTAACTTCTCTATGGTATTCTCCAACTTTAATTTTTCCTTCTCAAGAGCAGTTATTCCAAACGAATCATCTGACCTACGCGCCGCTTCCTCGTCAACTTTTGACAAAAACGAAGGATCTTCTTTCGATATTCGATTCTTAATTTCCTTGTCAATAAAGCTGTTTATCCGACTCTTCCAATGTTCCTTCTCCGCAACGGTCATAGACATATTAAATCTCCCAGAAATATAGCTAACATCAAGAAAAAAAAGGAGGGAAAAAACCTAAGTTCTCCCCCTCCCCTACACAGAAAGCCCCGCTGGCCGGTGGACTCATTACGACTCAGTTGTATTCCGGCATTGCACCCAGTGTACATATCCACTGCGGCAGGTCTCAAGTTCACTCTTCATCAGTTCTTTACGGCAACTTCTGGCGTAGGTTCAGGCTGAACAGCTACCGCTGCCGTTCTAGGAACCACTTCAATCTTGGTTCCGACAACTGTGAGCCGATCCCCGTCGTCCAGCCGGAGATACGTTTGATCATCAGTTGTTCGGTTGGTCAGGATGAATACGTCTTCATCCCGCTTAACCTTGATGTCGCCGGACCAGGCCTGAGTCGTATTTCCAGAGGCATCCTCCACTGTGACTGTTGTCACGGTCTTGGTCTTGGCCTCCTGCGCATCGTCACCTTTCTTCCAGTCACAACCCACCGACAACACCATAAGACACATAACTGACGCGATCACTAAAGACTTCATAGTACGCCCTCCTTCTGGTTCTTGTTCTCTATTTAGATTGGGTAGAGAACTTTTCCCAAATTGACAAACACTAAAATCCCTATACACTATATTATAGCACATAAGGGGGATAAATTAAGCTAGGAGCGGGGATAAGAATAGGCTATGAATGCTTGCTCGCCTGGATTGCTCGTTCCTGGGCTTGTGCTTCTTTCTCGCTATTATGTCGACCTAGAACCTTATTACCTAGGTGATCATAGAGAATCCACTTATCCCCTTCATGCTTGATCACGGCCGACTTCTCCATAGCCACCCTCAGAATAAGCTTGCGAAGGGGTGTTAGCTCTTCCTGTGCCAGCTTCTCAAAGCCTTCGGGAGTATCTATCTCTTTAAGTGTTTTAGCTGCAGTTTTGACATAGTCCTCTACTGCCTCATGGAATAACGAAGCAGTCTTCTCATCCATGTCTGTGGTATCTGTGAACTTCTTGAGTCCTCGTGTGAAACCCTCTGAAATGCTAGTAGAAGTATCTGATCCTTGGAGACTGGAAGACTTCTCCATCTCGTCTAGAATGACTTTTCCTCTTTGCATAAACTTAGAGAGCATCTTCTTTCTCCGTTCTAAATCTTACCACAGGGGAAGCCTTTATGTTTAATGTCTGCTCCAGAAGCTTCTCAAAGTCTTTGTCTCCCGCAACGGCAATAGCATAGATCTTGCGATCGTCCTTCTGGAACGTGTGCATGACAACGGCGGGAGCACCTTCGTCAGTAAACCCTACAAAGTCAACTACCTTGTCGAGTTCCTGAGAGTCTCCAGCTGTGTCTACTAACAAGAGCTTCATGTTATGTCCTGTCCTATGTCCTGAAGAGCTCCGATAAACCTACGGGCATCTGGGTTCTCAGAACCAGGCTCCAGCTTCGGTGCTGAAGCAGACTCAGGAGGAGCTTCGCCTTGAAGCCCCGCTAACTGATCTGGAGCTCCTATAGGCATAGCCATATCAACAGGAGGAGGGCCTCCGGGATTTCCTGCAATCATTTGCATAAGATTCATAAGGCTCTCGAATTGTTCTGAAAGCCCGTCGATCCTTTCAGAGAGACGCTTTAAGTCTGCGCCTTCTCCTGCGTCTTCGCTTTTACTCTCAGGGTCAGCCTTAACGTCTCGAAGCATAGACTGCAAATCATTAAGGTCAACGAGAACCGTCCCCGCAGGAACTGTAACAGTATCCTGCTCAGGTTCAGGCATGGGTGGGCCTTCCATAGCTGCAGGATCCATTCCCATAGCTGCAGGATCCATTCCCATAGCTGTAGGATCCTGGGGAGGCATAGCCATAGCTGCAGGATCCTGAGGAGGCATTGCCTGAGCTGCAGGATCCTGAGGAGGCATTGCCTGAGCTGCAGGATCCTGAGGAGTAACAAACCCACTCTTTGCTAATATCGCGGCTAGCTTCTCTGAGGTTTCTATACGCATTGACTAAACTCCTGTCATAGGCTTACCACATTTGGGACACGTCATCTCGGCACAAGGTGTTCCTCTCGTGTGAGGAGCTGTAGCACCACAAGAAGCACAGGTGCACGTATCTGTTCCTGCTATGCCTTGTGCAGGCCCGCCTACGCCCAGGCCCTTTCCTGTGGCAACTGCAACTTTCTTATGCGCAAGAGAGGACATAAGCTCCTCAACAGCTAAATCATGAAGATAGTCCGCAGCCTTCTTCATGAGAATAGACTTGGCTAATTTACGTACAGCTTCGGTAGCGTCAGCAGCTTCCTTAGTCATTTTCCTGCCCTTTCATGGCTTGTGTTTTAGACTCTAAGGCGGGCCCAGCTTTACGTATCTGCACACAGTGTGACTTAAACTTCAAGTTAGCAAGAAGAACCAACCCCGCCATTATCGATATGACAATTAAATCAGAAATCATGTTCTTAACCTGCTTTCATTATAGTGTTTACGTGCTAAAGTATCAAGTCCCAAGAATTCTCACCGGCTGATCCACTCGTATCTTTCCCTGTCTATAAGACTTAAGAGCGGCATCACTTGTTGCAAAGCTTCGAGCTGGACCTTTCTTGCGCCCAGAAGCAAGATACACTCCCTGAAGGAATTCTGCAAGGGGAAGATACATAACATTGAAGTCCTTCGGGTTAAAAAGGTTACGAGACGGAAGCATCTTATAGGAGTCTTTCACAGCTGCCTCTGACGCAGGCACATGAAACATCATTGTATTTGACAGGATTAGCCCTTCAATGTTCATAAATGTCTCATAACCAGGCACAGTCAAGTCATAGCCAGTTTCTTGTTTTCCTGTCTCTTCGTATCCTACTACACGATCCCATAGGATGTCTTCGTTCTGCGTCATAGCTTTGAAGTTGTTCCAATAGGAGCCTTCAACCATAGAGTCCATTTCCTCTATGATCGCTAGCGCTATGTCCCTACGCATATGCCCTGCTGTTATTGCGCTCGACAGCCGGAAGTAAAGACTCTTCATGCCAGTACCTGCTAGGCTACGAAGATACCTAGCGAACGCATTACTCATCGGAATAACATCCTTGTCTGAGTATTTGCGCACAGTTCCTTTCTCCAAAGCCTCCTTGTTGCTCTTACAGCAAAGATCAGGATTAAGAGTCTTAAGACCAGATGTGTAGATGTTAAGACACCAAAAAGGAAGTCCCTTTGGAGTCTTAGTGGTTGTTACTCTTGATCCAACAGATAAGCTACGAAGCAGATTCTGTATCTCTCTAATGAGCTGTAATGACTTGCTCGTGTAGTTAGCCATAAGCTGTGGACTTTTTCTGATCTTCTCATTACACAGAGATACGGAACCGTCTGTGTCAATAAGCCCCTCTACGAGACCTAAGCGGAAATCTCTAGGTGTTAAGAGGTAGAACGAAGGCAGGTGTTTGTTTTCAGCTCCTTTACCTATAAGCCCTTCCAGGAAATCTGCAAACTCGCTGCTGCTTACGACGTATTTTTCACTCTTTCCATATGAAGTCTGCCCTGACACAATGTGACCAACATGGGGATCGTCCTTAAACACAGCAGCTAAAGACTCTTTGAACCGCTCCACAATACCTGGTTGCAGTGCAGAAAAACATACCGAGCCATTCAACTGGCCATTATGATAGGTATTCCAACCGTCACCTATTAGGGCACCAAGCAAGTAACCAAACTGCCTGTCAAGAGCAACTGTCTCACGCAGCCTGTTGTTGTGGCCAGTAGGAATCTCTGTTATCGCTACTGGAAGCTCTGAAGCACCCTGAGCTCTTGGGACATACATTCCTACAGCTTCAGCCGGACGAAAGCGATTCATCTGATAATCAGCAGGGTCTAATCCGTATACAGCTCTTGGGTCGTCATCGCTGAATATCTGTCTTCCGGAGGCTAAGTTGATTAGAACTATCTCTTTGTCTTCATGCACAGACCAATGGGAGACAGCGGCCAAAACAACCTTCTTGGCTTTCTCATCATAGGCTAAGACCTTTGTGCCATTAACAGCCTCGTACAGGGTAATGTGTTCCTTCTGTCCGACTGGTTTCTCCCGATGAGGAAAGTCCTTCAAATCACAGTAGAAGAAAGTATGTCCCTTTGCCCCAAACAGTCCTGTCTTAAATCGTGCTGCCATCTTTGCGTCTCCAGAAAAAGGTTTAGTGTCTGAAGACGTATTAGAACCAATCTTGTTGGGCAAATCAAGGCCAATTTCGACAATACCATCATTTTTGGAAATAAATACACTAAGCTCGCTATTTTTGGTTTGTAGTAAGTCGTTATCAGCAGCGAAGATAACACTACCAATCTGTTTATCTCCGTCAAAATCTCCACCGATCGCTTTCGTAATAGCTGGTGGGATTTCCAAAGTCTCCCCTTTAGTAAGAAGAGGAAAGGCAGACATCATACCAAACTTGTGAAGTGTAGGTGCTCGGTTGATGATGACGGGGCGCTCCTTTATAACCCTCAAGAGTGCGCTTCGAGCCTGTTTAGATTTCTCCTCTACCTCTTTTGTCGCTGTGGTTGGAGCTATCCCTGTTCGAACCAGCTCGCGCAGAATAAACGGTCTATAGACTTTCCATGCGGTTCTCTCAGGGAGGCCCACCTGATCAATTGTTAAGTTGCTATTGGGAGTAATTACTGCTAAACCTGACGTATCGACGGAACGCCCAAGGATTCTCCCCTGAATAATAGAGAACTTGGGAGAGCTTCCGAAAATAGAATGAAGGATTCCTTTCAGCTGCTTGTCCTGGGACTCTTTGCTAATAGGATCTCCAAATCCCATGATAGCCTTCACCCCATCATAGATCTGAGACTTGGCTTTTTCCAGCTGATCCTCGGGGACTTCTCCCTTACTATCATTGTATTCCTTGACCAGATCGAATAGGTCCTTGTAGAGGTAGTTAACATCGCTGATAACCGGAGTCCCTCTAACCTGCGTAATAGGACGTGCTGCTGGAGGAAGGACAGGAACTTTGGATAGCATGAGCTCTTCAGGAGCTATATCATATTTATCGAGTACCTGAAGGAACTTGAGCTCCTGAGCAGCCTTGTTCTTTTTGCTCACAGGGAGAGAGTCTATTCCATGACGAAGTTCAGTAAGTCTCTTTTTAACGTTCAGGTTCTTGAGAGCTTTGTAGAGTGCTCCTGGTCCACTTTGTCCGCGGAGCTCTTCCTTTCCTATAAAGACATTCTTCACGTCCTTTATCTTAAGGCCAAGAAGAACCGCAATAGGTTTTTCTATCGAAGGATTGGGGACAGGCATAGGAAGATTTATATGCCCCCAACGATCCCCACTGGCTCCACCCAGAGTAGGAGACATAAAGCCTCCCTCTACAGGCTTGAGGGTCTTCTGATCGAGCATGAGGGAGTTCACAATGGCTCCCGAAGAGACCGACTCAGTATCCTTGTCCGTCATTGGGAAGATATGAAGCTGGCCCCCTTTTCGCTGTACGTTTATCCCCGCACCCTTCAGCAGGTCAAAGAACTTCTGATGGACAAAAGGAATCCTGGGAAGTGAAGGCATGCGGCCCATTTTGAAGGCGTTCCACCAGTCTTCGTTCTTCTGGCCTCTTACGAGATGAGCGTCAGCTAAGACATCAATCGCCCCATGAGAAATAAATGCAGCCAACGCCTGTGAGCCTATCTTCTTGGCTGAGTCCGTGCCGGCGCGAGAAGGCGCTTCTTCAGAAGTATACTCAGCAAGACTTCGACCCTTAGCTTTCGCTTCTCCCATGTGATACAGCTTATACGCATAGGTCTGGCCCGTCCAAACATCCGGGATTACCTTCCCTGTCTCTGGGTCAGTAATGTTCTCTGTAGCCTTTATGCCACTCTTCTGTGCCTCTCCAAGAGCAAACTCCATGATGCTTCCGTCTAAAAACGCGGGGACCTTGTATGGATTTCCTCTCTTCTTCGCCACCTTACCCAGAAGCATTGCCGCCGCCATAGAAGGATTGCCTCGAGTCTGAATGGAAAGGGGTGAGATCAAAAGCTCAAAAACCTTGCCTGAGGCATCCCTAGGCATCTTCTCATCCGGGATGACATCAGCAATGATAGAGTTACCAGACCAAAGAGTTCGTCCGTTCCGTCTAGTTAACAAGAGACCTCCACCTATGTCAACACAGTAAACCTTACCAGAATAAAGTTTTTTGTAGTATCGAAGCTTTTTCCTCGTTTCTATGTGTGTCTTACTCAAACTAAAATCTAAACGATAGATAGAGTATCCGGCACAACGTCCAGTTTTGGCTGTCTCCATGCTCAGAGAACAGTAAATTCCAAGAGACGCTGAAAGCTGCTGGAAATCGTCAGCCAGTTGTTTGGATACCGTGTCGTATCTTCCACCTTTATCTGAATACCAATATCCATCACCTTTGATCATGGTCTCCCAAAGAATTCTACGAATACTAATGGATGTATTAAAAATCTCCTTTGGGATATGCTTGTCATATGCGCCCTTTAGATCCTGTAGGGCAAAGAATAACTGCTTAGAGTGTATTGCATACTTTATCTCGTCACGATTGTGCTGAGAATATGTGTTATATCTCCAAGGGAGCTTTTTAAGCAACGCCTCAATCTCCCTACAATTCTGAGGATTAACTCTTGGAGTTTGACTAATTACTATCGTATATCCCCGACTATCTGAAATATTACCTTCAGTTATGACCCAGCCTAAAAATTCAGCCCAAAGCTCCATAGAAATTGCCTGAACACTGTCTCCGTTTTGACGTTCTGATTGGCGTCCTGGAGGCATAGGAATTTCCTTGTGTGTTAGAGGAGACTCCGACTCATAACCCCAACCCGCGACACTGTAGTCATAGCCAAGCTTTTCGTGGCATTCTTCCGCAGGAATGAACTCGTAATTGTCTCTACCACAACGTTGAGCATGCATTCTGTGGTTAGGAGTTACGAGATAATCCAGACAGCCCCCACGGTAACCATACATTTCGCCCTCATAGTCATAGCTAAGATGCTCTTTTGGAGTGACAAATACCATCTTGTCATCTACGACGGTCGCAACCCTGGAATCCTCATGCATATCCTTAAAAAGCTTCCAGCCACATTCAGTCAATATTTCAGTCTGGTCGTCGTGGCATTTGTGACCAAATCTTAAAGCCAGCTTATCAGCTTCTTCTGCAGGAGCCTTAGCCTTCACAAAAACTCTCCACCCACTCGGAGAAACCTGAGCATCAGTTACTACGCCCGGCCAGGCATGCTTCCATGTCACAGAAGAATCAGAGAATTGCCCCAAACCCTTACGCAGCTGATAGTAGAACGGTTTCTTCTCCCTCTCAGAAATAGAGAGTATCAACGGATCTCCCTCACTTACCTCAGTCCCGGGAAGGATCAAACCTTTATCTCCAATCCTGTCGAACTGCTTTCTGTTGTAATGGCTAGGGAAAGTGCTGAGGAACTTCTTCTTACCAACGAACACTCCCGGGTCTTTTGGAAGGTCATGGGAAAACAGGTGGATCGACGTCATCTTCTTAGCAGCACTCTCGCTTATTGCTGCAGCATCCTCGTATGTCTTGCTATAGGGAAGAAGCGCAACCTTAAGGTTCACACCCAGAGCGAGAGTTCCCTTATCCGAGGTAAAATTGGATGAAGCTACAAGGTCTCCTTCTCGAACCACATCTCCAACGGCAACTCGAGCAGTCTGGTCTAGGCTAGTCTTGAGGTTGAAGGGATGATCCTTGTAGAGTTCTATCGTGTGATTTTTACCGTTGGCATCCTTGAGTATTATCTCTTCGTCGGAAACTTTGGCAATACGTCCCGAAACAGGTGCAGATATAGCCCCTGCTCGAGTTCCAAGAAACTCCTCATAGCTCCTCTTGGTTCCCGGCATAAGAGACTGAACGAGAGGAGCTTCGCGATATTCCAGAGGGAGTGCCTGCTGTGCCATCTTCGACGCCATCAAGAGCCTTCCCTGATTGATACCAGAAATCATAGGTGTAAGCTCACTGGCAAGCGAGAACATCTGATTTTTATCAGGAAGGTAATAGTCTACAGATTTCCCAGAAACATATGCCTGTTCGAAACCGTGGACGATAGCACTTTGAAGAGGCTTGTTTTCGTTGCCGGGGAAACCAATGATAACATTCTGAAGGTCCATATTACTAAGATACTCTTTTTTCCCTGTTTTGGCATTGATCATGGGCGCGAAGATCTCTCCCCTGTCATTCGTTTTCACGTTGTTAGCTGCGCGCATGTCAACACCCACGGTTGTGCTTTCACTCGTGCGGGACGGATCTATAAAACCCAAATAGCTAGGCTGGACAAACCTGGCTTCTTCTGGGATGCCCTGCTTCGAAGCTATGCCACCCTCTCCCATTCTAGTTAGCCTGAAAAGCTGATCCGTTATCTCTATGGGATTGATTTCAGAGAGAGGCTGAGCAAGACCACTTTTGAACAGGAAGGACGCAATGAGTGGATCAAACATACCCCCAGGAACCCTATCCAGTTTACGGCGATTTGTAGCCTTCCACAGAAGCTTCCTAGCATTACCACCCCTGTCTTTTGCAAGAGCGTATCTGAGCAGGGAAGGCGGGGTATAGATCTTCTGAGCGTAAAGAGCATCCCTGGGGCTATAACGAGCCTCGCCGCGCCCTAACTGGAGAAGGCGTGAGGACGCGGCAAGAAGAAGATTAGGAGTCACATTGCTTTCAGCCTTTCCCAGTGTTCGAAAGGTTATGTCCGGGTCAATATGATGTAAGGAGAAATACGACGTCAGCTTCTCCTGTGCATCTGCTGTATCAGTAGATCCAAAAAGACGATTCATCACACGAGAGAGAGCCCTTGGGTCGGATTTTTCCTTGTTGGTCTTATAGAGCTCATCCCCCCATGCGGTTTTCAGTTCATCATCTGAGATACCCAATGTCTGAAGTATAGGGAAAAGCTTCTGGTGCGCCTGTCCTATTCCAAGACGGAAAACACCTTCTTCTGGAGAGAAAAAGACTCTAAAGCCCCTTCCACCTTCTACGTTGAATGATGCTTCGATATCCCCTGACTTTGCTCTACGTGTGTAAACACCAGGACGGAGCCTCATCTGATTACAGTTTGATACTAGTATACCGTTGGCAACATAATTATGATTATCCTCTATGCGAATATTGTATACAATCTTGCTAGCCTCCCAAGTTTTACCCTCTTTCCACTTAAATGAGGTAGGTATTTCTTCTAACTCGTTGTGCATCTCAGTATCTACCCTAAGAGCTTCAACCTTGGAACCAGCTACCTTGAGCGTATTTTCCCATGTTTCTACTCCTACTGCCTCTTCAGGAACAGTTTCTGACCTGAGAAGTGTTCGCACAGCTCCAGAAGACCCAAACCTGTATCTAGCAGTTTTAGATATGCACGCTTGGCTAGACTCACGTTTAAGTAGACAAAAATTACATATCTCCCTATGTTTTGAAATTTCTTGGCCGCATTTACACACGCCAGTATTGGGCCTATTAAGAAGTTTATAGTGAAGACATTTTGGAAGATAGGGAGCTACTATTCTAAGCAGTTTTTGAGTAGCCTTTGCATGTAGAATAAGCACTAACCCTGTTCTACTTTTAGCTATATGAGAAGTCAGCCCCCATCTTTTTTCTATCCACCCTTTTAAAAGTTCTATGCCTTCTTTTGAGAAACCTTGCGTACAGAATATGGCCTCTGGCGTGTTATAGGGAGTTTGACGTCTACAAGATCCATCATCTCCAAACCAGAAAGCTAGACCCCTTTCGTCTATCTTATCCAACCACTCCTTACTTATAGTCTTTATTGAATTAGGATAGCATAATTGACTGGCTCTTATAATCTCACTGTGTTGTCTTAGTCTAAAATAAAAACTGACCTTAGAATTAATCACATGGCCTAAGCTTTCAGAATAACGACTACTCGCCGGCACGCGCTTAAAGCTCTGCATTAAGGGACTCAATATGTCCCGCTTTAACTGTAAATATTCTTTTTGCTTTATTGAATGACTGCAAGCCCACAAACCCGTGGACTGATCTATAGTTGCGTCCCCAAGTAAAGAACCATAAATGACCTGCTTTTGGGTCTCGGACAACTGTTTGCGAACTGCTGTCACGGTGGTGGCATGCTGTAAGTCTTTTTTTTCGCCAGTGGGGCTTACAACTTGATGAGTTCTAGTTCCCCAAAGAGTGCTGGGTTGACTAGTGCTTCCAGGCAAAAAAGCACCATTATTCTTAAATTTTGTATGCCCTATACCTTCCGGGGAATAATTTTTATACCAGCCTGTAATATGTTTAAGCTCAAAACACTCCTTCTTAAAATTGTAGGTCCATACTCGAATTTTTTTCTTTTCCTTAACAATCTTTCCTATAGAAATCATACCCTTCTCGGTCCATATCTGTGTGGACGTATGAAGACAGATGGTGTAATCATTCCCGGAGTAGATCAATGTCCCTCTATCGGTAAGATAAGGGACATGGGCCAGAATAGAGGTCTTTCGGTCTATGACGTCTTCTGTGGCAGCATCCCGGAGAACAAGATCACCATGCAGGGGATAGAAGAGTGTCTGCCCCTTTGTTATGGCTTTGTACTCGTCCCTCTTACCGTATTTCCGCGGCTTGTATTTCAAGTTTTCCGCACTGAGAGTATACTGTGCGTTGGAGAGCGGAAAGATTTCTCCTATACCCTCGGCTACCTGAGAGAAAAGACGATCGCGCATTGCCGGAATGTCATCCAGGTTACGGAGCCCCTCTGTTCCGATGTTAAGCGTGTCAGCCACTAGTCGTTCTCCTCTGTGACGTCTTTCGTTCCAGACGGATACAAAAATTCCAACTGAGCATGAGGAGGCTCATCCAGCTGAAGCCGCTTCATAAGCTCACTCTTAGCCTTGGAGTAAAGGACACGATTATCGTCAGACTTGTCGAAGTACTTCTTGAAATACATGTAAGTTATCGGAGATACCAGAGCCAGATAGGCAAGATACATACCAAGCCCCTTTCTGAGAAAAGAACGCTTCTGCATAGCCTGTTTGAAGAACTCCGGATCACAAGACGCAACCTTAGCAGCTGCCCTGTATGGAGCAAAGGGATTTGCGTCTTTCATACCGTGTGCAACTGAATATTCCTCAGCAAGAGCGTCACGAAAACGCTTTCTGGCCTTAGACACCTGATAGTTAAGTTTTGCATTTACGGCTCTGTCCCCCAATCTTCCTCCAAGAGTATACCCACCGGCTGCGGTCGCAAGAAGAGCTAGAACAGTAAGAGGCAAAGCTACAACAGGATTACTTTCCCTTTCTGACTCCCTTTCTGGCTCGGCCGCGAATTTGAGCCCGGAAGACTCCTCTTTCTTCTCTACCTTCTCTGTGACAGGGATAATAATATCCGCATCCAGATCTGACTTCCCAGGCTCGAAGAAATTTCTCCATGCTCCGCTTATCCCTGCCCCACCAAGACCCAACAAAGAGCCTGCAAGTGCAGCATGGAGCATCTTTTGGAGCAGAACACCCATTTCATCGTCCTCCGGAGCACCAGCCGTCTTCGTCAATTGTTTATCCATCTTTAGTGTTTCCTATGCCTACAGGTTCAAAATTCTTTGTTTTGCTTCACCAGGCTCTTCGAAGTAAAGGTCACCCCATACCACAAAGACCTTGTAGTTCTTCGTATCCTTGTCAAAATCACTCTTCTGCATCGTTACCCTTGCTCTCTGATTTGCAGCCTTGTTCAACACATTCTCATACTCGTCTATGTCTTCTTGAACGTCCATGTTGAAAACCCGAGCATGCATCTCTGCCGTAAGCATAGGTTTTTCTTCAGGATCATTTATCTTATCACTAAAAAGCGTAGGTGTCCCTCTAAACGGTATTTTTTTGTTAGCCGTCCCAAAGGCAAGTTCTTTTATAGCTTTGTTGCTCAATCTCGTTTCCCTCTAAGTTGTCGTGTTCTTTGCTCTGCCTGATTTGTATATCGATTAAGCAGAGTCAAAATATGTCTAAGACGCAGTCTCTCAAAGTCTCCCTTCGACGGAGAAGAAAGCTTAGACTGCAGAAAGCCTCCAGTTAGCCCTATACCAAGTGGAGCCCCCAACATAAGTAAGGGCATCACATCATTCAAAGCAGAAAAGTCTAGTGCTTGCTTTCTCATGCTTAGGTCGAATCTCGTAGTTTGCATCTGTCAGTCTCCTTTGGTAATTACTCCAGCACCTGCAAGGGCTCCTGCCAGGGTGCCCAGCTGAGAGAATCGTCTAAGTGTTTGGCTCGGAAGTCCTAGGGTAAGCCCCATGACCGTTCCAGCGACACGACTGGCACCAAAGCCCATACCAGCACCTACTGCTCCTCTTATCATATCCCCGGTAGTTAGGATGCCTCTTACCTTGCTACCTGAAGAAGAAAGTGGAGAGAGTCTAGCGGAAGTATCCAAAAGGCTTACTGCCTGAGCTTTCTGCATCGTAGACATGTAGGGATCCCCAATGAGCAATTCCCTACTCATATGATAAGGGATGAACTGTGCGCTTTTCTTCATTGATGCTCCCTTAAGGTTCGAATAGATTAGCGGTAGCCACGGAAGTGCACCTAAAGCTCTCCCTGTCCATTTGAACCTGTTACGTATCTTATCCTCTTGTCCCTGTGAAAACTCAAAGTTTGGGTCACTTCCCGGACCTGACATCCCTGTGAACCTACGCACCGCCCAAGGTCCTGCCATCTTCCCTGCTTGCCCCAGGAGCAAAGAAGACAAGAGAGCGGCTATGATGGGACTCCCAAACGTAGCTTTGCTTCCCACGCCTCTCAGAGCCTCATAGAGATCAGATTCTTTTTTCATTTTAGTCCTGCCGGAATTTGTTTACCAAGTGGCGATTCGTCCGAAGAACTACAACCTCTCCGGTTTCCAGATCGTCTACAAGCTTACCTAAATTAACGTTTGCTTCCCTTTCCGGATTTAGCTCCGGAGTAACCCAAGAACACCCCCCTCCTGGTTTTGTCATAAGACAGTGCACAGACGGAAACCCCTCAACGGAGAACAGCGTCATAGCCCAATTCTGCTTTTTCTCCACGTCCGACAGACTTCGGATAAGACTAAGCTTTTCCGCGTCTACCATTTTTACGACCTCCCACAAAAGTTAAACAGCCGACACTTCTTCTGTTCCTGTAGTTTTCTTTGCTGCGTCTTCCTGCTCTTTCTTAGTCATGGCGTCCCAAACTGTCTGTGCTGTATTACCTATTGCAGTACCCACTGTAGTACCCATCTGTTGCAACCTGCCTCGTTGCTGACCCATATTTCTGGCCTTTGCCTGACTTGCAACCTGTGTCTGATTCGAAGTCTGTATCTGATAGGGCTGTCCCGAAGAGTCTAATCTCCAAGCATACGATTCATCTCCCCTCTGCGCTGGATTAGCATAAAGCAATTTACGCTTGAAATCAACGTCACTAATCTTTTTTGCCAATTCAGCATTGGTCATCTCATACTGAGTCCCCTTTACGTTGTAGGATATTCCGTTTGCAGTTCTAGTAAACGAACTATCCTCTGGAATCCCCAACTGCCGCCTAAGGTTCTGATCATCCATCTGCGAAACAGCTTGCGGAGTCACAGCTGGAGAATCCATAAGAGACTTTTCAGCTTGGTAAGCATTAACAGTTGATCCTTTGGGCACTATCCCTCGTGCTCTGGCATCATTTGCGTTAGCCATAGCAATCCTGGCTCTAGAGAGACGTTTGTGCTCGACATCGCTTAAAGGTTGCTCTCCGGCCTGCATCTGCCTGATCCTAAGGGGAGCTCCACTAGCATCATTTACAGGGTTACCAGCATCATCTACAGCAAGAACCCAACCCTCAGCGTCTACCCCTCCTTGCGGCTGTGTCTGAGCATTTGATGGTGTTGCAGGCGAAGGAGGTAAGGGCACACCAGGAGGTTTCACTATTGGTCTCTTGTATGCGTTCTGTTGTTCTGGCGTAAACTCTGGTCTAGGCTTAGATAGAAGAGTAGGCGTTGGTGTTTTCGGAGGAAGGACAGGAGCTGTTATATTAAGGTTAGGCTTCTGAGGACCTACACCTTTAAGCACGTTTGGTCCACCCAAAAGCATGTTTTTGGGGTTATTCAGTTGCATACCAGCACCTGCAAGCTTTCTCCTCGCATCGGCCTGCCCAATAGCCTCACCTCTATCAATACTTCCCTGCTTCTCTCTAAGGTTCTTCTTTGGCTTAATAGGAGGTGAAGTCCCCTTACCCGTTATGAACCTAGACTTCAATCCTGAACGTAATCGTGTCAGCGCTCCTGTGTCATTTGCCTGAGCCGCAGCTAAACCAACAGACAACCCAGCCCCTACTACAGGAAGAGCAAATACGTCCATAGGTTTCAGCTGTGCCTTACCTGATCCCACAGCCTGTAATTTTGCTTTCATCAGTGTCATTGTTCTCTTCAGGTCATCTTTTGTGTTGTCTTTGGCTTTGGGGAGTCCTTTTCTAGAAGTCCCCTTACCCGTTATGAACCTAGACTTCACCCCTGAGCTTATTCGTGCCGCAGCTGAGTCCTGCATGTTTTTAAGCTTTGCGTAGGCTGGACTTATTTCTTTCATTGAGGACAGGAGCTTAGGGCCCGGAGCTTTCTTTTTAGCTGGTGCGGGGACAGAACCTAAAGCTTTCGTAGGAATTTTAGCAGCACTAGCTTTAACCTTCGGAGCTTTCTTTTTAGTCTTCAGTGTATCATCAATCATAGCTGCAAGCTTCGGGGTGGGATTTAACCAGTTGAAGTTCTTCATAGGCGTAGGGGCGGGCAGCTTCGGAGGAGTGCTAGGCTGCTGAGGCAATAGACCACCAAGACCCTGAAGAGGAGTTCCAGAAATAATGGGCTGCTGAGGTAATACACCCCCACCAAGACCAGGCAACGCAGAAGCATTAAGCTGTTGGGGCATACCTGTTGGATCCAGCTTCGTAATGTCTTGAATACTCTGAGTCTGGTTCGTAGCCGCACCCATAGTCGGAGTAAGGTCTTTCTGAACTTCTCCTGAGCGCTTATGCAGTCCGTCCGCCATCCCCATACGGTATATATCGAAGTTCATACAAGTGTCCTCTTGTTTTATGCATTTCCAGGTCAACAACCGTATTATACGTCAAGACAGGGGGTGATGCAAGTTAGTCATAGCAAAAAAAAGGCTCAGGAAAGAGAGGTACGGAACCTGAGCCTTTTTGATCCAGCCGAGTAAATTAAAACCCGGCCGAACCAACTACTTCGAAGCACGGCCAAGCTGATAAAAGTAATCCTCACGCTTCTCCTCTCGGGTGTGCTCGAGCAAAGACTTGGCATTCGTCAGCACAAGGAGTTCAGCTTCAAGCTCATGAATCTTAGTCAACATCACAGCCATAGGAATGCTAACAACCTTACAACATATTTTGCCATCCTGAATCTCCTCTCTGGTTCTGATCAGGGTATTGTCTGTCCACACCTTAACAAACGCGGAGGCCACCGCTTTTTTAAGAACCATCTCGGCCTCAAGCATAACATTATTGTGGAGCTTTGACTTCTTCACTGCCTCATAGACAGCCCTTGCAGGAGCTATAAGATCCTCATATACTTCCCAATCAGAATCAGTCCAAAGATTAGCAACTATCCAACCGATATCTACCCCTAGCTCCATAGAACTGATTACTTCATTTTCAGTCAACTTAGGAACAGTAAGAAACTCTAAGTCGATGCAATGGAAGCATCCAGGCATCTTATCTCCCGCGTCATCATACTCATTTACAGCAAATCTGCTACTTCTTAGGTCAACTCTCATAGTAATCCTCACATCCGTCTGTCCTCGAATGGTATCGTATCGCACAAGGCCGCGAATACGAAAAATATTAGAACCATAGCCACGAGTACACATGTGGTAACTACCATTTCTGTTGTCATGATAGCTTCAGCTTCAATCTCATGAATCTTAGTCAACATCACATCCGTAGTCTCTTTCATCAATTGTCTCCTAATAGTAGAGTGGTAGCCGAGAAGGGAATCGAACCCTCAAGGGACATTGTATCCCACCAGAGTTTAAATCTGATACGTTTGCCTGTTTCGTCACCCGGCCACAGAGCAACTACACTATTTCAGGTAAGCTAGTCCTACGCGCCTGTAGATGTACTTCATGGAATGCCCCGGAAAGTGTGCTCCCATAGGCAGGCTCTCAGGGGTAAAAAGTTCTGAGAAAGCAGGTTCAGGGTAGACAATGAACAACTCATCTTCATGCTTTACGAGTACAAAAGTTTTAGCATCCACAAGACAGACTCCTTCAACATCTATGCCACGACCAACAACATAGCCTTCTATCACTCCCGGTTTCCCTTCTGGACGAAAAGAATAGATCAGAATACAGGCGAGAATGATAAAAGCCGCACCAAACGCTCTTTTTTCATACTTCCAGTTAATGTCATAATCCATCTCCATTATACTTCCTCCTCCTGGTTAGAGATTCTTCCCTTACCTATTACCCACAAAATGCGTTTATGCGATAGAGGTTAAAGCTCCCATCAAGCCTCTTCTTACTGGTCACTATCTCAAAGCGCCTATAGCACTCGCGGCACTCAGCATACACAGTTCGCTCTATATGTCCTATGTATGTAGTATCAGTGACATCTAACTCGCATCCGTCAACTGGACAAAACATCAGATCTTCCCCTTTAAAAATTCCTTTAGGATCTCAGGTGCAAGGTCCACAGAGTTATTCATGAACCCTTTATGATCTTCTCCAGTTACAGCTTTCGTGAAGTCAGAGAGACATATGTGCGCTATAGTCCTTAGAATAGCTTCATTGTTGTCTTCCTTTAGCCTGCTTACTGCATAAGGACCCAAAGCAACCGGAACGCTACCAGACGCTATAGACGTTCCGCACATAGTAATCTCAAAGACGGGCTTCAAGTTTGTTAGTTTGGCATCCATCATCATCTCCTTGGCTCTCAAACCTCAGGTAATATTGTGTGTTACTCCGGCTCTCTGGTCAGAATAGTCTCAAGCACATGGATTATCTCGTGGCTGGTAGCTACAACATCGTTCGATGAAATGTCATAGCGGTTTTCAGCACACTCCTTGAGCGGGGCGAGGAACAACTCCAACGCCTCATGCCGCCCAAGGTGTTCGGGGCTGCAAAACGGGTAGAGTTCTTTATCCGCACGGGGGTCAAGCCTTGCGGTAGCAAAGAGTCCCAAGTTCGCTATTTCTATATGTGCCGGAGTCTCGTCCAACTCCCTTTGCTCAAACATCACTGTCCACTTCCCCAGTTCAAGGCGTTTCTGCCAATACTGGAAGGATTCTACGAACCGGTCAAACGCGTTGTCTTGCTTTCTCTTTGTCACTGGCATATCCCTAGTCTTGCTTTCTCTTTGTCACTGTAAGCCAGGCGTTCCCAATCGGCATCGTCAATCACAGGCTCCAGGCCCGTCTCAGAATGGGATTTCGTCGTCTGGGACTTCCGCAACGCTTTCAGTTGCTCCCCCAGGCCCCTCACTTGCTTCTGAAGTTGTGCTATCCTCAGTTCGGCATCCTCCAGCCTCTGGATCATGTCCCCAATCATCATCGTCTCCTTGACTCTCAAATCTCAGGCAAGGTTTGTTGAAGGTCAGGGTGACTGTGCCACCCGGCCCAAACCTGTTCTTCTCAATCTTCACTCTACGCTTGCGTCGTCCATGTTTAGCTCTTTTCTACTGCCTCGAGGCGAAATGGCTCTAAGAAATGAATTGCCCTATTTACCAGTTCCCGTGTCTTATAGCTTTCCATGGGATCATTCGGATCATAGGAAAAGATAGTTAGTTTCCTATACCGTCGATTGTCGTAGTACCAACCTGCTGTGTAATACATAAGATTGACGTCGCAACGGGTATCGCTGGGGTTCTTCTTCTTTTCCCTCATGATCAGTGTATAGGAATCTATCAACTCCACTCTGATGAAGGGTCCAAAGACAGGCCCATCTGATATCATACCTTGAACGTTGATTGCGGTTTCTCTTTGCAGGTCATATCCGTCGTGTAGCCTTACATACACATTATCAGCCATTGCCACTTCCTCCCTAAAGTATGCTCAACCCATATATGACTACTTTACTCATGTACCCGGTTACGCAACGTTGGGTGCTTGAATAATTTAGCACAAATATGGGCAGTAATACGTTGTCATAACTCTCTCTATAACAGTCTTCTACGTATAGTTCTACTCAACTGTTGGTATCAGCTTGCCAGTTGAATTTTAGAGAGCAGGAAAGGATGGATCCAGAAGGCCCCCCGCCCTTTTGACAGCCAGGACAATCTTTCCATCTTTTCCCATGTGATTGATGATACTCGACGCGTAAGAAAGCAAAATCTTCCGAATGAACGCCCGAGGGAAACTCGTCAAATCATCCAGGTCTCCAGCGAATTTGTGCTCATCAAGATTCCTAAGCGCCTGCAGTCTTCCTCGCTTGTAGCAGAAGTTGTCGTTTTCTGAGCAGATGGCCAGCGCGAACTGTCCTTCCTCAGTCAGAACTGCCGAAGCACCACCTTTGGGCTGAAGATTCGGGCCTTCTACCATTGGGACCCCATCTAAGAAGTCAACCTCGATCTCTTCCATCAATGCATTTCTGAAGTGGAAAAACGTAAATTTTCCCATGATCTTTACCTCCTTTTGCTTCGTTTTTTAAGATTACTCATAGCAGAGCACATACTCTTGCTACTCGTGTAATGACTTTTAACGTTGTCATAGAGCTCATCCCACGTGATTCCTGGATGAGTTTCTTTATACGCTACTACTCTTTTACGTACTTTCTGAGCTGGTCCGGAACCCTCCAGCATAGGAAGTCCGCCCAGGCCCCCCTCAGGATGATCTTCCAAATGTCTCAGGAAAACTTCTCTTCGGCTCTCTGAGATACCTGGACCACATTCTGGCTTTGGTTCGAGAACTGTGTTAGTGTCCTCTTGGATTGAGATTATTCCTACTCCGATTCGTGTGCATTTCACAATACTCCGCTGTTGAGGCTTTGTTCCAATGCCGCAGTAAACAGAAGATGTAAGCTCTTTGAGCAGCGACGCTTGGTGTAGAACCTTCTGCGTCAGAGCCATCTTCAACTCGACAACTACTATATTGGAGTTTTGCACTGCAACAAGATCTATAGGACCAGAAATTCCAGACGGTACTTCGGAATAAACCTGGAAACCCAATAGCCTGAACCAGTCTCTCAGTGTGCAGAAGAGCCGCGCTTCAGTAAATTTGCGTGGGCTACTTCTCATAACAGGGAGTGCTTTAAAGGAAGTAGAAACTTTATACTAACAATGTTCATAATCCCGCTGCTCATATAGGCAGTACGTGTTTCTACCTGCATTTCATTTTGGTCTGCCCAAGAAACAAGATCATCAGACTGCTCTTCTTCTTGTAGGGCAAACCGTATGTCTATCTGCCCCATGCTAGCTAGCTTTAGAAATACGTCCGCGGCGTAGCAAGACTTTGGTATGGTGAGAAGACACTTTGAGTCAAAACCTACTAGCCGCGCGAGTTTAAGCGCGTTTACTGCGGTAGCCAGATCCATAGGACCCAAGGTCTCTGGGTTTTCAGTCATCCCCGACAAGGCCAACCTCTCATGATGTGGAATTACATGAGGAAGAATCCAGTGTTCAAATATCTGCATAGCGTTGTACATGTGCTCATATGATTCTACAGTGGCAGGATCGTCATCATAGGCTATCCTGACATTGTTCGTAAGTACAGGATAACTCTCAAGCTCTTCCGCCTCCTCTATAGAATACTCGGTTTTGCAACAGGGGCATATTAGAGGAAGACCCTCTACCTTGCTTAATTCAATTGCATCGCCGCCAAGGCCTAATACGTTCCAGGTATGGATTGATGACAGCGAAAAATGCAGCCCTCTCTTGGTTGGAGTAAGTGTCACAGGACCATCATATAATGCGTTAAGAAGTTCACCACAGCCTTTGCATCGCGGGGCAGTCATCATTAGAAATTCCCTCTAAAAAGAGCAACTATTCCATATTTTCGTCATGTTCACTTTGTTTCTCATCAGACAAGGACATGAGATTTACAAGGATGCCTAGAGCTACTAACGAAAAGACTATCAGAAGCGCAAACACATAGTGCATCTTTTACTCCTTTTCTCCCATTATATCCTTCAGATCATTTTGAAAGGTGCCAAATTTGTCTTCGCACGGGTCAATAGCATGGTCTTCCCAGCTTACATCCTCAGCGGAGTCTGCATCAAGACGGAGCGAAATGGTTAATTTACACTTGCTACACCGAATACATGTAGATACTTCTGGAACATCACACAGTTTTCCACAGCTAGGGCAGCATACGAACATATTAAGTCTCCTCTCTCTTTAAGTGCAAATTCGAAACCGTCGCGCTACCGGCTTCCTGTTGTTACGCCCGGTCATGAATTTCCCCCCGAAGAGCTTATGGACCCAATGAAACAAGACTAGCTAAGCTTGAACGTGTGATTTTCATCTGCAGTCTTAGAAAAAACTACATGTGAGCCCAGGGGTCTGTTCTCCCAAAGGCGGGGATGTTTGTATTGCTTCACAGGGAACAGCCTATATATGTAATAGTATGGACGCTCGCCCCAAGCTTTTATGACCTCGTCTCGACTTAGCTTGGTCAAATCCTCCATGCCAGAGAGCTTTCCGAGAGGAACTTTCTCTGGGCGTCCAATTCGTACGATACCGAGAACCCTATCTTCCTCCACCATGTAGAGATTCTCATCCTGATGCGTCTTGTCATTCTTTGGTCTTACCATAAGCAGCTTTTCGCCATCCATAGTAAGAGACCCATGCGGAGAAGGCATGATAATCCCAGCCAAAGGGGGAGCGTCTTCTGCAGCTTTTCTTCCTGCAAAGTACCCCGCTTCAAAGCCTGCTCTGTGCTGTTTCATCATGCCCTGCATTATACGTCATGCTCTCCCACAGGTCAACCTTGGGCCTACGCTTTAAGCTGTTTGGCCCAAGCTGCCAGCCCTCCGATTATCTCATTGAGTTCAGCAACGCCCAGCTGTCTTTTAGCTATGCGGCTCAACTCATCAATAGCGGAGAGATCCAACTCTGTGTTCTTATCATAGCCTAGCGCGACAAGAATATCATCGAGCTTTTTTGCCCTATTCTCATCGTGCTGAACCAAGCCTTCCAGCATCTGAGAGTAATTCATCGTCTCTTTTGACTCTTCCATGTCTTCGAGAACGTTTTGGATTACTCGCCGGTTAGTTTTTTGACGCTTCTCCTCTCTGGTCATAATCTGATCAAAGTCCTGGCTGTACACCTTGTCCGACCAGAACAGGTCAAAGTCAGCGTTCGGAACTCCAAAGCTTTCCTCGCTGTCGAAGTTTATCTCTTCACCATTCTCATGACACATTGCGATTATCCAATGTTTCATGAGAACCTTTTCCATGATTCTACGCGCATGGCTATCAATATGGCCAATGCACGTGGGAAGGCGGTTATCCTTGAGCTGTGTCAGACATGAGGGACTTTTTGACTCAAAGGCACAGGGGAAGCTTTGAAGCAAATCTCGCTCTGCAGAGGACAACTTCGTTATCCCCTTTTTTCTTTTCTCTGAGTTAAAATCTCCGCGCTCATAGCGATCGAGCAATGCTGGGTTCTGAAGAAGCAGCTCAAGTTTCTTCGCCTTTTCCCTATAGTAAATTGCGGTATAGGTTGCGTTTTTTTGAATCATGTTGTTCCCTTGGATGAAACAGGCTTGCTTCGCAGCGGGATTATACCTTGCCTTTTCTCCGTGCGTTAGTCTTACCGCCCTGCCATCTTTGGTCGTAAGGCCTGCAAATGCCCAACAAGGAAGGAGCCCAAGCCGATGATCAAACAGGCTCCGAAATCTAGCAGAGGCAATGTTGCCGAAGCCGTGGATCTTTCGCATCTCAATACACATGCCATCTTTAGAACCCAACTCATCAACCTTTTCGGCCTGGGCTTTTTTGACTGCTTTCAGTTCTGCCAACGCTGATCCAAACATGTTGGTAAAGATCTCTTTGATCTCATCCGACGAAAGAATACCCAACTTTTTCAGGTATCTTCCCTTACTCCTAATCGAGGCGGTGATTCTCGTCTTTGCATCTTTTGCGGCATCATAAAACGACAACTGATGTCTGAACATTTTTTGGATCACTGCATATGGGTCTACGTCGGCTTTCATAGCTTTCTTCGTCATAGCTTCCTCTACTTTCTTACAGGAGGTCCCATTCTATTTGGCCTGTCTTTGTTAGTTCAAAGCCTAGACTGGGATTGACATTAGTACACCTGTGAACCGTTCCGTCGCCATTGAACTTCAAAAGGCGAGAGATGGCTTTTCTTTTTTGATTGAATACTGATACGCAGGCAGAATTCTCTACTACCTGAATACCCAATAAAACTGTTTTCTTCAGTTTTTTGAGCTTAAGTTCCAAAACACTTTCCGGCTCTAAGGTCTCTTCTGCGCTGCCCTCAAATTCAACCTGCGGCGAACGCTCTGGAATGTAATCTCGATAGCGTATAAGCTGAAAGGGCAAGTTTGTGTTTATGTCCCGGCAGCGTGATAGCCATCCGTCTGCCTGGAACGTTATAAGACGAGAACGCGGAAAATGCATACCGGGTTCCTTGGTGTCTACACTAACTGAGACACCGCCTAAGCAATCTTTTTCAAGTTTTAGTTTTATTGCTGCCACCTCCTGATTCAGTTAAAAAAGAAGGGTCTTTTAGCTCCCCCAAAGCAAAAACCGTTACATACTTTTTTTGAACGTTCAGTTCTTAAAGTATGCAACGGTATACAGTGTATTATAGCGCAGTATGTCGAGAGATTAAGTCCGACGCATGCGAAGATCATAATGCGTCCCAGGCAAACCTAGGGCATTGTCTTTTGCTTCTTTACTCCGATAGAATTTCCACCCCTGCCGTCTTCGTGGAAGATAGAAGACTTCTCGATCCATACTAAGAAGCCCAAGGTGTCTCAGATTGAGAGCAATTTCTGCGCTTATGGGTTTAAACCCAAGATTCTTGAGAATCTTTTTAGACGCTCCATTTTTCTTATGGCTTCCGGTAAAGACTGAAAGGTCGGGTCGAACAAGTGTAAGCGCCTTTCTTGCCGCTATTTCTGCATAGCGTTTTCCCCTATGGGGTTTGGAAAGGGCATAGAAAAGCCAGTAATATTCCCCGGGAGTGCGGAATCCAACTTGACCTATCTTGTTACCTTCCTTCGTAATGTTCCAGAAAATGCTCGGACCCTCTACCTTACGAGTTCCTTTTTCGTATTGGCTTTCTTGCGCAATACGATTATAGAGCTCAGGAGAGTCTACTCTGACCAGCTCCAAGCCATCACGAAGTGGGATTCTTTTACTCATGTGTCTTCATTGTACCTTAGAATCCCTAAAGGTTCAAGACACTGTTGAAGTGTTAAAAGAGCACAGACAGCCAAAAGACTGTCTGTGCTCCAGTTTCATTCATTGTAAGACACGTGCTCACTCTTCGTCGTCATCGCCCTCTTCGTTAGCTTTCGAGACACCTCGCTTCTCTTCTTCCCCAAGAGTCACGACGCTCGTTCTTTTCTTGGGTTTCTTGGGAGTTTTAGGATAATTAGGCCTTTTGGCCTTACCCTTACCTGGAGGCTTTTCGGTTTCGGCGGATTGCCATCGGACTTTCAACCCTTCCACCAATTTTATGTGCAGGCGATACTTCATCGTAAACAGCCACAAGATCAAAACACTGTCTATGATCGCAAGGATCAGACAGAATGAAAGACGACTGGAAGTGTTTTCCAGCTTGACCGCATTATCCTGCTGCGCATAGAGAAGAACGTTGACGCTTCGAGTAAGCTCCAGCAACGACGCGTGAAGGCTCGTCTGGATCTGCGTCAACCTTGCGAGGTTTGTCTGAACAGATTCCTGTTCGACGATTGAAGTGGACTCCAAAGGGGCATTTGCTTGGAGACTCTCATTATTGTCTCCGCAGCCCACGAGCAGACTCAACACAATAACAGCACACACTAGCCACGATAATCTATACATTACCTACCTCCTTACCTAAGAGAAACTAAAGGGAGCATTCTCCTCGTCGGAGAATCTCCTACCAAAGCAGCATTAGCCTGAGTCGGAGCCTCCCCCACCAAAGCAGCATTAGATTGCTGAAAGCTTATGCTACGCTGGGCGAGTTGTGCTTCTTTGCCCTCTTCGTCAGCTATATTGACGGAGTCGACGCCAGAGGACAACAGATCTAAGACTTGATTTTGTGGAATGGTTTTCAGACTTTCAGGATGGATTCCGTACCATTCTGGGGGATGATCCAGCGCTAAGAGGCTGAACTTGGACGTATGAATACTCGGACAAAAGTCTCTTTGGTGCAGATAGAATCTAATCTTGGACAATCTTACCCCTCCTTGAAAATAAACATAACCAACTTACTTCACTTTAACTTTCTTCCTACAAACGGGTCAGTCACCTTCCTAGAGAAAAGTAGCTGGGAGACTGCTGAACACCAAACGGGCTAGGCTGTCTAAACTGGTTAGGCGGCATAGAGAAACCTCGCATGCCTGTCTGAGGAAAACCTTGTGCCCCTGGCATCATAATGATGGTTGGCTGTTGAGGTTGAGTCTGTGACTGAGTCTCTTCCTTCTTTCCACCGAACAACTTGCTTGCGGCTCCTCTGATCAACGCCTGTACAATGTAGATGGCTGGAATGGCAATAGCTGCCGTAGCCGCCCACGCTTTTGGATCTTTTTCTACCAGAAGCTTTTGGTAGATAGAATCAGCAACCTGCATGAAGGACGTTATGCCTTTGAACTTGGTAGGGTCTATCGTTCCATCTCTAGATGTCCAAAGCTTGCTGAGTCCTTTAGTCGACCCAGGGTCCTTGAGAACTCCCAGGTGGGAAAAGACACGCACAGTCTTCGCTGCAGCACGAGTATCCAGTGTTCCGTCCAGCATAGCTTGGTTTACTCGCCCCCATGCATTAGCCGTAGCACCCATCTTATCCCAGTCAACTGCTCCGTTAGTGGTATTGGACTTTAGCATCGTCTGAAAATCTTCCTCCGTCAAAACTTTCGTCTCTAGAAGTTGTGATTTTAGTGAAGCTAAAGTGTTCAAGTTATTGAGATCATAGGCCATAACGTTGGTTTTGACTTTTAAGGTCTTCGGATCCCACCAGCGCCCTTTAACAGCCTCTGCAAATTTTGGGCTAAGTTCTCCTTCATCTCCTTCAGCTCCTCCAGGAAAAAGCCCCATAAGCTGCTCTTTGTTGTTCATATACGTAGAGTTCTGAGTCAAAGCTCCAAGTATTTGCGTCTCGGGGGTTCCAATGTGCTTCTTCAGAAACGTTTTCACACGATCAACTTTACCGAGCTGTGGAACAAGAGTTATATTCGGGTTTTGCCCTTGAACTACTGAAGGTTGATTTGAAGTTGAGGCTGGCGTTTGAATACCTTTGTGAGAAATCTGTATGTTGGGAAGGGCAGTCAAAGGGATAGAAGGAACAGTAAGCCCGAACATAGGAAGAGGAATTGGAGGTGTCTGCTTAGGAAACAAGCTGACGCTGTTTTGCATGGGTACTGTCGTAGTTCCAGTCATGTTTATTGGAGGGACTGCAGGCATAGGCTTTTGCGAGCTTACAACGCTTGCCTGCTTCACAGAAACCCTCCGTGCTGTGATATTCCCATATCCCCTCAGACGAAACATCTTGTCATAGCCTTCAGAAGCATCAGGAGTTTCCCAGTTTTTCTTTGCGTCCATAATCACACCTTCAGGAACAGAGTCATTTTGACGGAGTGCTCGTATCTCATCTGGGTCAAAGTAGTATATCCTAGGAGAAGCCCCATGCTGCCTTGCTAGAGTGATAAGCTTTTTTCTATTGGCTTTGGTGGCATTCGTGTCCACAACAGCAATAGACTTGCCTTTCTCCAGAAGTTCTTTTACGTGAGAGAGTTCTGCTTTATTTGACCCTTCAGCTTTACGGTTTACTATCTCGTAGTCATGCTTTCTAGGCGAACTACCGAAGTGCTTTTTCGCCCAGGTTGATTTCCCTGCCTGGGGCAACCCTGCTATGATTGCCAGGCGTGGGGAGCTATTCAGCTTTAATCCGTATTTCATCATTGTTCTGGGTCATAAAGGTATGCTTGTGCTGTTGAATATACCTCAAGAGGCATTCAGCAGAACAAACTAATATCGCATAGTTCTGTTGCAGTATAAGCCCACGTTTGGCTGCAGGGAAGGCTTTTAGAACCTTACACTCTCCCAGCACGATCGCATGCTTTCCGGCAAGAAGAAGATCTCCACAGACGCTACAACGATTAGAGTCTTTCTCTCCTACCCGAGCTGTCATAGGAGGAAGCTCTCTTTGTAGAATTTCGTCAATGTCGCCTAAAAATCCCTGCATACCCTTTATTATATGATGCGCACGACTCATAATCAAGCTTCTTTAGGTGGGAGTGGTGGGAGAAGAATTTACGCTTCTGAAAGTCAAACTTGACGATCTTCGTCCCACACACCCACTCCTAAAGTAGAAACAGAACACAAATGGAGCAAGAGAGAAATATTAGACCAGGGTGAAAGTTTCGTGCTGTGATTTTCTCTCCTGCTCCAAAGCTGTAAAAAGAACAGAAAGACATAGGAGACATCTGTGCTCTTTAGCGAATATCACAATTGATGATAGTCTCCTATGCTTTCTGTGTCTAAAGAGGGAAGGGCAATAAGAATATTACGACGAACGAACTTTCTCTCCTTCGAATTCTTATTACCCTAAAATATCAAAACGGAGCAAGAGAGAAATGTGAACGAGTATGAAAGTTTTGTGCTGTGATTATCTCTCCTGCTCCAAAGCTGTAAAAATAACAGAAAGACATAGGAGACGTCTGTGCTCTTTAGCGAATATTCTCTCTGACGATAGTCTCCTATGCTTTCTGTGTCTAAAGAGGGAAGGGCAATAAGAATATTACGACGAACGAACTTTCTCTCCTTCGAATTCTTATTACCCTAAAATATCAAAACGGAGCAAGAGAGAAATATTAGACCAGGGTGAAAGTTTCGTGCTGTGATTTTCTCTCCTGCTCCAAAGCTGTAAAAATAACAGAAAGACATAGGAGACATTTGTGGTATAGCGAATATCACAATTGATGATAGTCTCCTATGCTTTCTGTGTCTAAAGAGGGAAGGGCAATAAGAATATGACGCAATCTGAACCTCAAAGGTTTTGAATTCTTACTACCCTAAAATATCAAAA